TGATACGCCAAGCCGATCGCGCAGCATCAGTTATTCTTGGGAGATGGTAAATGATGGAACATCTACAGTATCTGGCCAGCAGTGACCGGCCTTGGGTAGCACAGCGGGCACAGTGGGCCTTGCATCTGGCACAGCAGCATGCCAACGGTGAGATCAGTGATTCAGAATTCCAAGAGCTCATGGCCGATCTTGTGCGCACCGATCAGCTTGAATCCGAAGCCGACGATCTCGAGCTGAAAAATGCTTTGGTCACTTCGATCATGATCCTGGGACGTCTGGCCTAAAACACGAGCCTAGATCCTCAGCGCTGTAAATACTGCATGACCGATTTCTTTTGTGCCGCTCCCTGGCGCGGCCTACATATCAACCCTCGTGGCGATGTCAAGACCTGTTGTGCAGGCAATCCCAACATGCTGGGCAATCTAAACCAGCATTCCATCATAGAAATCCTGGACAGCGACCGGATGCGGGAGATCCGCGCCAGCCTGGCCCAGGGTCAACCTCACGAATACTGCAGTAATTGTGTGCAGGCCGAGCGATTTGGTGCCGATTCCGAACGACGCTGGCACAACGATGTCAACCCTGGCTTTGATTTTGCTGGAGCCGGGGATAATTATCACTATCCGGTGATCGTTGACGTGCGGTGGAACACCACCTGCAATCTCAGCTGCAACTATTGCAGCGAATGGGCCAGTTCTAAATGGTCAGCACTGAAAGGTATTCCATTCAAGTCGGGCAGCAGACCCTACTACGAAGCAGTGTGTGATTTCCTTGAACAGCATCAAGATCACATCCGTGATGTGGCTTTGGTAGGCGGAGAACCCTTGCTGTTGCCTGAAAACGAACGGCTATTGGATGTGATACCCCAAGACTGTACTGTGACCTTGATCACCAACATGAACGTGGATCTTGATCGCAACAAGATCTTTCGCAAGCTGGAACAACGCCGTCGAGTGGGCTGGAGCATGAGCTTTGACAACATCGGTGATCGTTTTGAATATGTGCGCTACGGTGGTGACTGGAAGATGTTGGAAGAAAATCTAGCCCGTGTGAAATCTTTGTTTGGCCAAGGACACTGGGGCGGTATCCATGCAGTGTACAACATCTACAATGCCACACGCATTGTTGAGTTTCGTGACTTTGCAGATTCACAAGGTGTATCAGTGCTGTGGCAGAATCTGTTCCAGCCCGAACATCTCGATCCTTTCTTGCACGGACCACAAGTGGCCCAGTTGGCCGCAGCCGAGACTCAGCGATGGTTGGATACAGGTCGCGCCACTGAGGCTGAACAGGCGTTTTTCCAACAGGCTCTCGCCAACTATCGCTCAGTCACAGAAGCTAGACCCGGCATTGAATCACAATTCCGGCAACACATTGCCGACATAGAAACCAAATTTCACCCAGACCAAGTTGGTAATTTTGTGCGTCTATGGCCTGAACTGGCAGGACTTGTAGCATGAATCATCCATTGCACGATGGCAGCCAGCATGCAGGCCAGACACTAAGATGGCTCCCGCCTGATACCCAGGAGCGCTACGAAGACAATCTACGCGATGCTAAAACTAGATCCATGCTGGAATCGTTTGGCTGGATTGACTCAGATATCACTTACAGTTTTAACAGCCACGGATTCCGTGAGCAAGAGTTCGCCATTGGTGACTGCTGGATGGCCCTGGGCTGCAGTTTTACACAAGGCACAGGAGTACATCAGCATCAGCGTTGGACCTCGATGGTCGCAGATCGGATTGGCCTGCGCTGTTGGAACCTCGGGCTGGCTGGTGCCAGCCTAGATACATGTTATCGAGTGGCTAGATATTATCTTCAAGTGTTGCAGCCTCGATTCGTAGTGTTGCTGGAGCCAAGGCCAAACCGCATGGAAATTTTTGATCAGCGCGAACAACCGTTCCAGATAAATTGGGCCTATGATGCTCCGTATTGGGGTACAGGACATCTGGGACGTGTGTGGGTAGCCGACGATCGCAACATGCAGATAAGAGCAGAAAAAACACGGGCCGCCATCCGTTGGCTGGCTCATCAGCAAAACATACCAGTGATAGTCTATGAACCTGATGCGTATCTGACACGAGTCACTGATCATCGTTGTCATGACCTTGGTCGCGATCTTTTGCACCCAGGTGTGCTCAACAACCAGGCCTTTGCGGACACAGTGGTCCAGGACATCCAAACACAATGCCTATAGCACCCGAAACGCAACTGGTCAAAGCTCCGCATCGACGCGAAGTCTATACGGAATCGCAGCTAGAAGAATTTATGTCCTGTGCTGATCCAGAATCAGGACCTATCTACTTCATGGATCATTTTTTCTACATACAGCACCCCACACGCGGCAAGATGCTGTATCATCCTTTTGACTACCAGCGCCGGCTCATCGAGACCTATCACAACTACAGATTTTCCATCAGCCTCATGCCCAGGCAGACCGGTAAATCAACTTCGGCTGCGGGCTATCTGCTTTGGTATGCCATGTTTGTTCCAGACAGTACCATTCTTATCGCAGCACACAAATACACAGGTGCACAAGAAATTATGCAGCGCGTGAGATATGCCTATGAGCTGTGCCCCAATCACATCCGAGCAGGCTGCACCAGTTACAACAAAGGCAGCCTGGAATTTGACAATGGCAGCCGCATAGTCAGCCAGACCACCACAGAGACCACAGGCCGAGGCATGTCAATATCTTTGCTCTACGCCGACGAGTTTGCGTTTGTGCGACCTACCATCGCTCGTGAGTTCTGGACTTCGATATCTCCGACCTTGGCCACAGGTGGTAAAGCCATTATAACATCAACTCCCAACAGCGACGAAGATCAGTTTGCGTTTCTCTGGAAAGGTGCCAACAAACGCATCGACGACACGGGTCGTGAAACTGAGTTGGGTGTGAATGGATTCCGTGCTTATCGTGCCTACTGGAGCGAGCATCCTGAGCGTGACGAAACCTGGGCCGAAGAACAGCGCAATCAGCTGGGCACGGATCGTTTCCGCAGAGAGATGGATTGCGAATTCATCATCAACGATGAAACATTGATCGCTCCAGCCAAGCTGTTGGACCTCGAAGGTCGAGATCCGTTGCGCACCACCGGACAGGTGCGCTGGTACAAGACGCCCGGTCCTGGGCAGATCTACGTAGTGGCCTTGGATCCCAGCCTGGGCACCGGCGGCGATCCTGCCGCCATACAGGTATTTGAAGCTGGTACCACTGAACAAGTGGCCGAATGGCGGCACAACAGGACCACCATTCCAGAGCAGATCAAGATCATGGCCGATATCATACGCGAACTACATGCCATCGTAGGCGATGAAAAATCCATCTACTATTCTGTGGAAAACAACAGCATTGGCGAAGCCGCATTGATCAGTATCGCTGACTACGGAGAAGAAAATATTCGCGGTTATTTTCTCAGTGACGCTGGGACCACCAGTGGGCGCAGATTCCGCAAAGGGTTTAATACTACGCCCAAAGCCAAGCTCACGGCCTGCAGCAAGTTCAAGATCCTGATAGAAACCGGACGCATGACGATAGGTAGCCGTGCTCTGATCAGTGAGCTCAAAACCTTTGTAGCACACGGCGCCAGTTACGCTGCCAAACCCGGCGAAACCGACGATCTTGTGATGAGCACGCTGTTGATTGTGCGTATGCTGCAAGTATTGCAAAGTTATCACCAGGATCTTGATGCTCACATGCGTGACCACGGCGATAATTTCCTAGAGCCCATGCCCTTCATCAGCGTGATGGGCTAAATACATCACTATGGCTCTTGAACACAATTTTGAGCAAAAGCTCTATGATTTACTTGATACCAGGAATTTCCATCCTGAGACCAAAGGCCGCGACGGTCGAGATGCTCTGCCCAACGAAAGCCGACTGTTCAAGTTTGACTATGTAAGCTCGTCAGGTCGTGACTATGGCACCATGGTCATTGCCCTCTCAGACGAAGATGAAATGACTGTAATGTACGGTGACAACTTGGGCCGGGCCATGGAAGATCCGCAGGATCGTGAAGAATTTTTCCAATTCCAGCATCAGCTCAAACAATTAGCACAACGCAATCGCTGGGACAGCACGCTTACTGACATCAGCAAGCTCAAGAAAGTGCAGGCCGGAATGGCCGCCATTCGCGAGGGCTTGTTTGAAGGCTACTATGGTACACGCAAGATCAGTTATTCAGGCGAGCCCACGCAGGCACGCTTGATGATACGACACAAGCGCGATCTCGAAGAAGGAGATGCTCGCTATCGATATGTGGACAGCATCTTCATCGAAACTGTGCAGGGTGAAAGATTCAAACTTCCATTCACCAATCTCGCAGGTGCCCGTGCCATGCTGGAACATGTGCGTCAAGGCGGCACGCCCTATGACATACGTGGCAATCACATCACTGAATGCGTTACGGAAATCGCTGTGCTCAGCCGATTCAATCGTGCAGCTCAGCGCAAGGTCATGGAAGGTGTCACACAAGAGCTGGTGTCTCAAGCACAGGATTATTATCAGCAACGCAGACATGACCTGCGGCACATGGGCACCTCCCGTGGATATCGCATCTATTTTGAAAGCTGGCATCCGGCTACTTTGAGTGAAACTGAAGAACTGGTAGAAGGCATCAAAACTCTGTTCATTGAGCAGACTCTGGATTCCAGGATAGAAGCGGCTCTACCCCTGCTGGCTCGTATACAACAACAAGGAACAGATATGAAAGAAGCCCGAATTTTTGAAAGCTGGATGGACAATCTGGCCGAAGGGACTTGGGCTCTGCCCGATACTCCCGAACAGCAAAACAAGTTGCGTGAGCTCATGAGCCAGGAGCTGCCGGCCGGCGCTGACGGTACCAATGCCACTACCCAACTGCATGATCTCGTCGGCGACGATCAACTTTTTGATATCATCCAAGGCCTGGCCGCCGACGATCCCGATGTCAATGTCTGGGACAGCGAAGAAGTCAAAACACGCATGGAAGAACTGGGCATTGACATGGGTGTACTGGCACCAGGCAACGTGCCCACACAAGGCCTTGAAGAACCCGAACAGCCTGTGAGTGAAGAAACCATGGACGAAGCCGACGACATTTCAACCTTTGAAGCCATCATGAAAAATGCCGGGCTTGACGAAGCAGCCAAGTGCAATCACACCATGGAAGGTGAAATGTGCCCCAAGCATGGACTCGAAGAGTGTGGCATGTACGAAGGACAAAACGACGACCCCATGAACTACAATGCTGCCATCACTGGCAGTTATTATGAGAGCCAAGACCAATCTCTCCAGCGTCTCAGAGAACTAGCGCTGGGTCGTTAAAAGGACTTAAATATGGGCATGACTCGCTATGCGCGTGCCCACCAGCTCCTGCCCACGGTGTGGCGCATTCCTGATTTTTTCCAAGACTTTGAGATGATACGCTCAAGCTATCGCTCACCTCGACAGCCTTGGTTTACCGAGTATTCAAATCGGTTACTCACGCCTTGGGGCAGCAACGCCTTTCTTGAACAGGCTTTACAGGAATCTGTACAGCCTATCCTGGAGCTCACAGGTCAACGAGTGACACCACAGGTGATCTATGCCAGCCTGGATCTCCAAGGCAGCCAGATCATGATGCATCGCCTGCATCCTGATATCAGAGTCTATGTGCAGGTATTCATGGGCAGCGAAAGCTACAATGCTACCAGCCCAGTGTTCTGTCACAACGATTCGATCAATACCACGCGCCACGATGACTATGCTGACATCAGCATGTTCAACAACGAAGATCTCACACAGCTGGCACCACGACCCAACGAAGCATTTTTAATGCTCAATGATCCGCGTATCTTTTTTGGCACTGCTAGACCCGTGGCTGACAATCAAGTGAGAGAAGTGGTTTGTCTACACTTTGCGGCGGAACTGCCAACAAGCACTTAGTCGTGTGCCAGTGATGGTGTCCACATGATGTACTTTGGAATCTGTGTTGTGATTGATATAGCCAGTGTTGGGCACAAATTGCACGAGACTGGGTGGATCACTGTGCATGAATTCGGTGCCATGCACATCGCCATGGGTCCAGAGATAGACCTGGTAAGTGACCACTAGCAAATCTGCATCGCTGTGATAAGGGCAGTGCCAATTGGAAAGATCCAGCCACATTTTGCAATCAGCCGGCATCAACTGCTCACCTGTGATCTGTTCCATGGCCGGCAATATCTCGGGTGCCATCGCTCTGAGTCGTTGCAGCATAGGCGACTCAGGAGTCAACTGCAAGCGATATTCCAAGCAGTCGGGGTGCCGATGCCAAGAATCCACATGATTGAGATGTGCGGTGCTGAGCTCGTGGAATGTGTCTTCGCTGAAACAATTTTCCACATGCCAAAGTCCAGGGGCTGCAGATGTGATCGAAGATGGGGTGTCGTAAATTTGCAAGGAAGTCATGGTCTTCTATTTAATCGCGATACTGGGATAGCATCATGGAAAACGGTGGATCTAAAAGAAGGGAGCTCGTAAAAAGTTCCGGATCTGTGCCAATTGCTGTTGTGGCAAATCCATGATAACTCGATGATTGTGTTCCAATATCTCTTGATAATGGGCATAAACTTCTCTGGGTTCAGTGTGGCGCAATCGCACTATCTGTTCCCAGGCCATCTGCCAGCGCCGCACATCGTCGGGCTCGTTGTCATAGCTCTCGTCCACATAGCGCCCATGGAAAGTACGGAAACCTAACTCGCGCAATCGGGCCAACAGACCTCCGCCGTTGACCATCACAAATATTCTTTTGGCAAATAGACATTTGGCTGTTTTTTCTGTGAGGAAAGCCACAGAGTCTCCGCGATCGTAGGTCTCGGTTATGATGCTGTACCAGCTGGCCTGATAGATGCCCCAAGGCACAGCATTGCTCATTGAGATATTGTGTCCGGGCACAAACTGCATCTGATCTTGACGCCGAGACATGAGCTTGACACTATAGCGTTCGGTGGCATCATCGCCGGCGCGATGTTTGAAGTCGATCACATCTGTTTCTTCGAGATCCCGGAGTCCACTACTGGCGTAGTTTTCGATCCTTCCGTGCTGAGCCAGTCCCGTGGGATCTGTTTGATCTATCAGTATTGACACTCCATCGTTGGGTCTTGGTTGCAGATTTACCACAACTTCGTCGATCCAGCCGGATTCCATCAAACGGTACATGAGCCAGAGTCGGGAAGTGCGCACTGTGCCCATGAGGCAGTCGAACATGTATTTGCGAAAAGGTGTGTTGACCTGATTGATGTCGTGATATTGGTTGCCTTGCACCACCCTATGGAACCAGCTGAGATGATCACAGAAAAAACGATCGCTGGGAGGATTGGTAAAATCTCCTTGTGCAGCAAAACAACATTTGATCCTGTCCGAATGCACAGCCTGTGTGATTTCTCCGTAGGCCACTGGCCACCAAGTATTCATGGGTTCGGTGGTGTATGTGACGATGAGATCAGCCCAACCTAGGTGGAGGTCTTTGATGAGATTGGGATGATCCTGGATAGGACCTTCTGCGGCACGGAAATTATTGCGATGAATGTGTTCGTAAAACAGCAAAGCCACCCGCTTACGGTCTGGTCTCAGCTGTTCTGGCGACGGCGGTCGTGTAGAACGACATATTTCGGCCCGCGGAAACCATTCTTCACCGCGCATCAGGGCCGAATTGTATTCCCACCAGGTGTGCGGATCCCAGACAAACCATTCGGTTTGGTCGCGACGATCCAGATCGCTGGCCCAGACTTTGTTGTGATCGTCCCAGTAGTAAAACGGATTGCCTTCCATGTGGTGATATTTATTGGGCAAAAAAGTCAGATTTTTGTCTTGCGATGCTAAGTAAAATAGCATACACTACGAAGTGCATGCCAGGCAACGATCTAACACATTTAGATAGGCAGCAAACATAGGCAACTTTGAAAGGAAAAACGACTATGGCATCCCTAGCAGAAATCCGAGCAAGACTACAGGCAGCAGACAGCAAACAAGGCGGTCAGAGCACAGGCGGTGATAACTCAATCTACCCGCACTGGAACATGGAAGAAGGTCAATCAGCTCTGCTCCGTTTCCTCCCCGATGGCAATGGTAAAAACACATTCTTTTGGCAAGAGCGGGCTATGATTCGCTTGCCGTTCAACGGCGTCAAAGGTGAAATGGATTCCAAACAGGTCATGGTACAAGTGCCCTGCGTGGAGATGTGGAACGAGGCCTGCCCCATCCTCAGCGAAGTACGCACCTGGTTCAAGGACAAGAGCCTTGAAGACATGGGCCGTAAGTACTGGAAAAAACGCAGCTACATCTTCCAGGGCTTTGTGCGTGAGAACCCACTCAGCGACGACAAGACCCCGGAGAATCCCATCCGACGATTCATCATTGGGCCCCAGATTTTTACCATCATCAAATCCGCTCTCATGGATCCCGAGCTGGAAGAACTGCCCACCGACTACATGCGCGGCCTGGACTTCCGCATCAGCAAGACTGCCAAAGGTGGATTTGCTGACTATAACACATCCAAGTGGGCCAGGAAAGAAACCGCACTCACCGAAGAAGAAGCCGAAGCCATTGAAAAGTTTGGCTTGTACGATCTTTCCAGCTTCTTGCCCAAGAAGCCCACTGATGTTGAGCTGCGAGTGATCAAGGAAATGTTTGAAGCCAGCGTGGACGGTCAGGCCTACGATACCGAGCGCTGGGGACAGTATTTCCGTCCGGCTGGTGTGGCAGCCCCTGCTGGCACCACCACTGCCAGCACCGAAACCGACGAAGACGCTGCTCCTGCAGCTCGTCCTGCAGCAGTGGCTCGCCCCGCAGTCAAGCAAGATGATCCACCTTTTGAGGTCGAAGAGCCGACCACAGCCGCTGCACCGGTGGCTGCTGCCAAGACCACCCAAAAGGCCGAAGACATCCTGGCCATGATTCGGGCGCGTCAAAACAAAGGTTAATCACCCACCGCAAGGATTCCATAGGGATCCTTGCATCTGATCACGCATGATGACTTATCTCATTGACTACCGTGTAGGAGGTATGGGTAATACGCTTACAGCTCATATCATGTATGCGTGTCAACGGTGGGATCTAGACCTTGACACGTTTTTTTCCCGGCGCGGGGACGCGCACCGAGCTCGTTGTCTCTGGGATCGCGAAAAATTACAGCCATTCCATATGGCGGAAGAGTCAAACAAAATACCCACAGCCAGTCAGTGTATCATTGAAGTGCAGACATCATCTTGGTACAAGATGATTGAACTCAAAATGGCCTACAACAAGTATCATGGTCGTGAACCTCGATGTGACAATGTGTTAGAATTTTATCCATTGGATATCCAATCAGTGGATCATGATCAACAATGGCAGAACTTTTACGACAACGTCAAGGACCCCAGTTGGCCTGATTGTCCAACCTTTGGACATGTTGATCAACTACCGATCGCGATACAGGAAGAAATACGATTGTATTATCAAGCACCTACCAACAGTGTGACCAATGATAATTGGATCAATCTGTTGACCATCGCTTACTATGATCAGTTGAAATCCTGTGTCAATCATAGATCGCATCACGGTGGGGCTGTGTTTTTACTTGATGACTATTTTGCAAACAACCTTGATGTATGTAAAAATGCTGTACAGCAAGTCTTTGGCTGGACCTGGAACGATGAAAAAAGCAACAAATTTTGGTGCCAGGCCATGCAGGCCAATCACGCCTACATCGAGTGGTTTGATCGTATGAGAACTATAGTAGAATCTACCATCTGTGGTACATATATGACATTAGACTTGCAGGAGTGGGAGAAGTCTTTGGTTCTTGCACAAATCTGCATGCAAAGCAACATTGATCCAAAGTTTTTGCCTTGGGACAATATTTCAAAACTCACTGACAATCAAATTTTAGTATCTATTTTAAGGAACAAACATGCCAAAACCTTTTGATGTATCAAAATTCCGCAAAGAAATAACCAAAAGCATTGACGGTCTTTCGATCGGATTCAACGACCCCACTGACTGGGTATCCACCGGTAACTATGCTCTCAACTACCTGATCTCAGGTGATTTTAACCGAGGAATTCCTTTAGGCAAAGTCACGGTGTTTGCCGGAGAATCGGGTGCAGGCAAGAGCTATATCTGTTCCGGCAACATCGTAAGACATGCACAAGAACAAGGTATCTTTGTGGTGCTGGTCGACACAGAGAACGCACTCGACGAAGCATGGTTGCATGCCTTGGGCGTGAGCACAGATGAAAGCAAATTGCTGAAACTGAGTATGGCCATGGTGGATGATGTGGCCAAGACCATCTCGACATTTATGAGCGACTACAAAGCCCTGGCCCCTGAAGATCGGCCCAAGGTCCTGTTTGTGATTGACTCGGTGGGCATGCTGCTCACGCCCACAGACGTGAACCAGTTTGAAGCCGGCGATATGAAAGGTGACCTAGGTCGCAAGGCCAAGAGCCTAACAGCATTGGTACGCAACTGTGTGAACATGTTTGGTGCCTACAACGTGGGCATGGTGTGTACCAATCACACTTATGCAAGCCAAGACATGTTTGACCCCGACGACAAGATCTCAGGTGGACAGGGATTCATTTACGCAAGTTCGATCGTAGTGGCCATGCGCAAGCTCAAGCTCAAAGAGGACGAGGACGGCAACAAGATCTCCGATGTCATGGGCATCCGATCAGCCTGCAAGGTCATGAAAACGAGATATGCCAAGCCCTTTGAAGGTGTGCAGGTCAAGATTCCCTATGAAACAGGTATGAATCCCTACTCGGGACTCACTGATTTGGCTGAGAAGAAAGGCCTGCTCAAGAAAGAAGGCAATCGTTTGGCATTCACTACCAGCGACGGAGAAATCATCAAATACTTCCGCAAAGGTTGGGAAAGCAACGAAGACGGCTGTCTTGACAAAGTCATGAAGGATTTCGCAAATCAAAAAACTGATGCTGCCGCGCCCGCAGTCGAAGAGGAGAGTGGGGAATGACACAGTCAGAATTGTCCGCTGGTCTCTGGGAGGAGATCAAGCGCTATGTAAACACCGTGGATCGGCCTGAGGCTGCTGAAACCATCGTGAATTTCCTGATCGACAACGACGAGGACGCCGAAGATATCTTGACTGCATTCAAGGGCGACGCCGACATCAAGCGGGCATTGGCCGAATATGTGGAAGATACCGCCGAAGACGACGACGAAGACTACGAAACCTACAGTGAATGGGATGAGTGATGTGGTATAGCCGAGTGGTAGCCAGTCTGGCAGCCATACCCGACTTTATCGCACACTTCGAAACCGAGTTGGATGCAGCCAAGGCCGAGTGCCGCATCGGCGGCTTGATCGAACGCAACATCAAAGAGCTGCCGGGGATCACAGAACATCGTTTCAATCAACTGCAAGAAATCGAAGCCGTACTGAACTTCCTGAACATACAGCTCAGGAAAATCCGCCGCCGACATTTTCAAAAGTATCTGGAAAACTATGCACGAGCACTCAGTGCCAGAGATGCCGAAAAGTACGTGGACGGTGAAGACGAAGTAGTGGACTTTGAAACCATCATAAATGAAGTTGCGCTCCTGAGGAATCGATGGTTGGGAATCATGAAAGGTCTTGATTCCAAGCAATGGCAAATGGGCCATATCGTGAGACTCAGGACAGCAGGAATGGAAGACATCACAGTATGAAAGCTGGAAAAGTGTGGGGAGTCACTGAACTCCTAGAAGCCAATGGTGTATTGGAATTCCACAGGATCGAGATCCAGGCCGGCGGAGTATGCAGCAAACACCGCCATCGCTACAAGTGGAATGGGTTTTTCGTGGAGTCGGGCGAATTAGAGGTACATGTGTGGAAAAACAACTATGATCTAGTTGATGTGACCACGCTGCGCCCTGGTGATTTTACCAAGGTGGCCCCGGGAGAATTTCACCAGTTCCGTGCCACTCAAGACACTGTGGCCTTTGAACTGTATTGGGCCGAGTTTGATCACAACGACATCGAACGTGAAACAGTGGGAAGACTGGATGTCAACAGCACAACAGATACAACACGCTCAACATAATCTGCGGTTTCACGAGCTCCTGCTCAAGTATGATCCAGTACGGGATTTCTTGACAACCTATCAACCAGGTACTGTGATTGACTATGGTTGTGCTCAGGGTCATCTCATGGCCAGGATCCGCGAGGACTTTCCTGGCATTGATCGTGTGGAAGGCTACGACCCCGGAAATCCTGCCTATCAGACCATGCCCACAGGAGTGTTTGATTGCATGGTCAGTTGCGATGTGATCGAACATTTTGAACCGGATCAGGTTGATGCAAACTTGGTCAGCATGCAGCAACAATTCTCCCGAGCTGCTTTTTTTATCATTGCCTGCTATCCGGCCAAAAAAAACTTGGCTGATGGGCGCAATGCGCATTTGATCGTAGAGCCACCCCAGCAATGGCTGGATCGCATACAATGGGTCATGACTGGCTGTCGCGTGGTCTGGCAAGAAACTGTGTTGTTCAATCCCAGACCCGATCGACCTGAAAAATATGGTGCTGGCAAGCCCGAACTGAGATTGATCTTAGAGCGCATCTAGGCCGGCTAAGTATCTGTATGAAAATCGTGCTCATAACCGGTGGGTTTGATCCCATACATTCAGGACACATAAACTATATCAAAGAAGCCAAACAACTGGGTGACATCCTGGTAGTGGGTGTGAACAGTGATGCTTGGCTGACCAGGAAAAAAGGTCGGCCGTTCATGCCCATGCGTGAACGAGCAGCGATCCTGCGGGCCATAGCCGGTGTTGATTTCGTCATTGACTTCCGTGACGATGATGGCACTGCCTGCCATGCCATTGAAATGGTTCGTGCCAGTTATCCACAAGACCGCATCATCTTTGCCAACGGCGGCGACCGCACATCCGACAACATTCCCGAAATGCAGATCCAAGATAAAAACATTGAATTTGTGTTTGGTGTGGGCGGCCAAGACAAGCGCAACAGCAGCTCATGGATACTCAATGAATGGAAAGCTCCACAGACCGGTCGACCCTGGGGCTATTATCGTGTGATACATCAAGATGGGCATTCAGTCAAGGTCAAAGAACTGGTAGTAGATGCCGGCATGTGTCTCAGCATGCAACGACATCAGCACAGAAGCGAACACTGGTTCGTAGCACGTGGCGAAGCCACGGTGTACACTATGGTCAACGATGAAATCGAACATCAGGGACACTATCGGCAATTCGAGCATTTACACATTCCCTCGGGGCAGTGGCATCGTCTCTGCAACGAAGGCACCGAACCTTTGCACATCGTAGAAATACAGTATGGCGTGAGATGCGAAGAAGAGGACATTGAACGTCAATGACTCAGCCATTCCGTATCTACATAGGTTGGGACAGTCGTGAACCCGAAGCCGCCGAAGTTTGCGCACACAGCATCGTCAAACATGCCAGCATACCAGTAGACATACATTTCGTCAAACAGCCAGAACTGAGAGAACAAGACCTCTATGTCAGAGACCGAGACGAGCGCGCCAGCACTGAATTCAGTCTTACTCGATTCCTGGTGCCACATCTCTGCGATTACCAAGGATGGGCTGTGTTTGTTGACTGTGACTTTTTGTTTGAGCATGATGTGGCTGAGCTGTTCCAACTCAGAGATCCCCAGTACGCAGTGCAGGTAGTGCAGCACGATTATACTCCCAGCGACTCTGTGAAAATGGATGGAAAGACACAGTATGTGTATCCCAGGAAAAACTGGAGCAGTCTCATGCTATTCAACTGCGAGCATGCTGCTACGCGTAGCTTGACCAAAGAATATGTGAATTCAGCCACACCTGCACAACTGCATCAGTTTGCCTGGTGCGATGACTCTGAAATAGGTGCTGTCAGTCACGAATGGAACTGGTTGGTGGGCTGGTATCATGCTCCCCAAGATGGCCATCCTCGAGCCATACATTACACCTTGGGCGGACCTTGGTTCCCTGAATATCAGGGCTGCGAGTATGGCGCTAACTGGATCCGAGCCTATGACGAAGTCTATCCACCAGCACCACCTCCGGCACCGCGGCATCAGTTAGACATGGTCACATCTGAAATCTCGCAACTGTTCCGAGACATCCTGAGCTACCGTGTGGACCCCCAGGGACACTACTATGGTGTACAACTTGATACGCTCATACAGAGAATTGCTGCCTTGGACTTGGGAACGGTGGCTGCCATTGATGTTGAAGCAGACGATTTTAGATACAAGGAAAAAGGCAAAGTGTTTGATCCCATACTACAGAGCTTTGTGCAAGGTGCTGGCGGCCGGATCAGTACCTGGAGCCGTGAAGAAGCCGGCATCACACCAGTGGTGTTGCGTGGCATAACCAAACGCAAAGAAATGCGCGCCTGCAGGGAGCAAGGTCGTGATTTCTACTACATCGACACCGGTTATTTTGGCAACGGCCGCAAGAAAACCTATCACAGGGTCACGCTCAATGATGTGCAGAATTTTGGCCCGGTCATTGATCGCCCCAGAGATAGATTGGCTGCTACTCGAGTGCAGCTCACCAAGTTCCGTGGCGGTCGCAACATCCTGGTAGCACCTCCCAGCCAAAAGCTGCTTAATCTCTACGACATCAATCTCGACGAATGGCTGCAACAGGTACAAGCCCAACTTCGTGTACACACCGATCGGCCAGTGGTGATCAGGACCAAACAAGCACGCAGCACACGCGTCACTACCGATACCATGGAAATGGCCCTGGCACAAGATGTGCATTGCTTGGTCACTTTCAGCAGCATTGCTGCAGTGGAGGCCTTGCTGTTGGGCAAACCTGCCATCACTCTGGGACCCAATGCTGCGGCTCCTTTGTGCAGTCATCGACTCGACGAAATTGAAAATCCTCGTGTGCCTACGCTCGACGAAGTAGAACAGCTCATGGCACATTTGGCCTATTGTCAGTTCACTGAACCTGAAATGCGTGACGGCACAGCCTGGAGGATCCTACGCGGTGAATGATGTCATCGTCTATGTAAGCTCGGTGGCCAATCCTCGCAAGCACTCTCGCAAAATTGAATGCCTGGAAAGTTTTGCTGAAGGTGTGAAAAAGGTCGGGCATTCGGTACAGGTTGAATGGGACTATCAATATCGTCCCAGTAGATTGGCAGTGATCCTGGGTTGGGCCACCACCAACACAGGTGGCCGTAACATTGCCTTGCGCAAACAAATTATTGCCAGTCAACAAGGTCAAGGACTGCATACCATGTGCATAGATGGTAGCTGCTGGAAATACCTTGATGATCAAGGCAGTTATCTGCGTTACAGTCTCGGTGGTCCATTCTACGACAAAGCTCAGTACGCCAATGCCAACAGCGGCCCAGAAAAATGGCTGAAAATATCGCAAGACCTTGGCGTGTCCCTACGCCCCGATCGTAACAATTGCAACGGCTATATCTTGATTTGTATGCAACGCGATGGTGGCTTTGCCATGAAGGCTTTGAATCCCATACAATGGCTCAGAGACAAAGTGGTGCAGATCCGCCGACATACCACTCGCACCATCATGGTGAGACCTCACCCGGGTGCCTACGACATGAAGGACTTCGCTGAGTTTCGTAGCAAGCATTACATGCAACGCATGAACATGCATGTGATCAATCCCGAGTCTACCACACTCTTGGAAAATATCACGAATGCACACTCTGCAGTATTCTTCAACAGTTCGGCCGCTGTGGCCGCAGTCTGCGAAGGTGTACCTATTTTTGTAGATGATGTCAGTTGCGTGGCCTGGGATGTGGCCAATCGAGATCTAGCCTTGATCGAAGCCCCTCAGAAATTTGATCGCCAACAATGGATTTGGAATCTTGCTGCAGCCCATTGGAGTGATCAAGAGAATCGCCAAGGCGACACTTACCAGAGATTTTTACCGTATTTGATATAATTCTGTGAGCCGCGCTGGCAAATCAGTCTGGAACTCTGCAACATGGAATTGACTCCATGAAATATGTTCCCACCAGGCATCACGATCAGGTCTTACAGGATCAGCAAGATTTTCTATGCCGCCCATGAGCAAGGTACTCATAGACTGATCAACGGTAAATCCGGGCACGCCCAGCAAGCATGCTTCTGTGGTGGACATGGTTCTTTCACCTACCACTGCATGTGCTGCAGCGATCTGCTGGGAGAAATGTGCAAATCTCGTACGTCGACTACCGGTTTTCTCTCTCCACACGATGGGTCCTGACCAATACTGACGCACCTGTGCTTCTACATAGGCTTGCCATTGAGGCATGCTTTGACCAGTGCGTTGGGCTAGTATTTCAGCCACAGGCATGACTATGATCACATAGTCACCACCGGTGTCACGCCAGGGCCGTCGTTCCGGAACAGAGAAAACATCACTGCGACTAAATGGCACTGCATGCATGCGTAGATTGTGATGGCCGCAGTAAGTGACTCTGCGTGTTTCGCGCCATTTACTGTCTGGGCCCCAGTAGCCGTATTCAATTTCGATCCACGGTCGACCCGCGGCTATCCAGGATCGCAATGGCTCCCACCAGGGAGCGAAATGGCTGGCCAACAATATCCGATCTTCAGGAATTTCCTGGATGTGATCATAGATTTCCAACCCTAGTCGTCGCCAAGGCAACAAGCTCCAAGATTCAAAACCGCCTTTGACCTCGGGGCACCAAGCATACTTCATTGCCAGCCCATGATCCAATCATCTTTGACCTGATCCAGCCGCACAGCTCCCCAACTCTGCAACAGTTCTATGGCAGCATGCTGGCTGTATTGATTGCTGTAGGCATCGTGAGGTTTCTGCTCGACCACTACCACAGGACGACAACGACGCAGGGTCTGTTCGGCTCCCTGTAACACACGGTATTCGAAACCTTCGCAGTCCATTTTCACATAATCCACACCGTCCAACTCGAGATCGTCCAGACGTCGTACTTCGATGTTGCCGTTGCCAATTGTGGCAGGATCAATGTGAGTATGTCCAGTGTTGCCCTCGGTGATGATCATGGTGGCTGTGGTATTTTCGTTGCCCAAAGCAAATGTCTGTAATTCGAGATTGTGGTGTGTCACATTACGAACCAGGCATTCGCGGAACATGGCCACAGGCTCAAAAGCCATCACACGTTGGAATCGCTGACATAGTCCACGGCTCCACAGCCCGACGTTGGCTCCTATGTCCAAGGCCAGCCCAAAGTTTTTCACATAGCCAAGGCTACGATTGCGTACTTGATATTGATATTCAGCAGGTCCGCCCTTGCTAACACTCTTGTTCAGCATTTTTGGAAAGTGTGATTCGGTATCGGGAAACCACCACCCCATGAATTCATGCATTTTTCAACTCCTTGTTTTCTTCCAGTATCCTGGCTGCGGTACCATTGGCCATCTCTTCGATGTGGAACTGGCCATAGGCCAGATGACAGGCCCAGGCATGCCTTTGGTCGTCGGTGGGCCACCATGGATCATCGATGGTGGCCAGATCTCGATTGGCCACAGGTGCAGCAGCATTGGCCGGTGCCAGCACAAAAGCTGGAACACCAGTGATTATGCTTTCGGTGGCAGCAATGCTGTTGTAAGTGACCACGGCATGCACGTCGGTCAGGGCTGTTTCCACAGTGTTGGCGACTCGAGCTCTTCGGCTGGCCACACGTTCGCGGAATATGATTTCGCGATCAGTGTGCTGTTGGATCACACGTATGGTATCATCGATCCAGGCGCCGAGATCTATGCCATAAAACACACAAGGCTTTTCGTCGGGCGGAACCAGCATGATCTTGCTGCCGTGTCGGCGAGGCTGCAGATCTATGCGCAAACGACGCCAGCGGTCTGCGGGCCTTGACTGTACTGCACCGTGCTGCAGATCATTGTCCACTATCCTGTGCCAGAACTTCCAGCCATTGGGATTGGATCCTGTGATCTTGTTGCCAAAATAGCCCGAATCCATGTAACGGAACCGCCGTCCGTCCGCCCAACAACGCTTGATGATCTTGTGTTTCATGATGCCACGTATCACCACAGGATCCACGCCGTGATCATAGTCCCACTGTTCTAACACCGTGGGCTTGGCACCAGATCCCATAGCAAGGGCATTGATATATCTATCAGTGCCGTACTTGCTGAGAAAGATCCAATTCATTGCCAGTAGGATTCTCTGCGCGGTACTACCAGATCCTTGAGCTTGCTGCGCCCTTGTCCCTTGCGCTTGCCTTTGAGATGATCTATGTAGGCTCCCCACTCACAGTTGATCAATGGATGTCCTTCGCCGTTGATCAGGCCTGCGCTCCAGTTGAGCTCGCGCAAGGAAAAACGCTGACGCACTGCATCAAACACAAAGCTGTCATGCCACTCACTGAGGGTAAAAATGCCGTTTTCGGCATCGTCGTACATGCGCTGGAATTCGGCTAAGAACTCCCGAGTCACCGCAGATGTGAGATGCATGCCATAGAGTCCGCACTCAGTGAACTTGTTGCTGCGTCCAGCATAACAGAGATCTCGATCTGCAGGGAAGAAGCGATCCAGTTGAGCCACAGTGATTGGGCTGTGACAAACCATGTCACCGTCCATCCAGATCAACCATTCAGTGCCACAGGTCCGGGCAGCGTGAAATATGGCATAGACCTTGTGACTGAAACGCACGGCCTGCCATTTAAAGGCCTTGCGTTCGCTGCCGGGCCCGATGTCGCCATTGGCTTTGGGCACATCGCGCCAACGAGTTTTAAAGGTCACCAATTCAGCACTGGCATTCTCGAGGTCGATGATCTCGAGATTTGACGCAGAATAGGGCACTGCCACTCCTTCGGCATAGACTCGCAGACCCACGTCTCGGGGCCAGGTCTGCAGAAAAGTTTCAATCATCTTTCGACCATATTCTTCGTAGCCGGCCTGATTGAATGTGGTACATACAGTATATTTCATAGGGATATTTAGTGATCCGTAGTGTGGCCTTTTTTCCTTCTCAGGCAGCTCGCAACAGCCCACCGATACTGTCGGCCATGACTGTAGCTCTGGCTCGATCCGGAATCCGGACGGTAGAAAATAGTCGTGACTGTGATGCTGCCTTGATTTGGAGTGTGCTTTGGAACGGTCGCATGTCTGCCAACCAGCAGATCTATGAACACTATCGCGCACAGGGACGTCCGGTGATCGTGGTAGACATAGGTGCTCTTTATCGCGGAGAAACTTGGAAAGTAGCTGTGAATCATGTGAATCGACAAGGTTACTATGGGCATGAACAGGATCTTGACTGGGATCGACCTAGCAAACTTAGAATCAGTCTGGCCGAGCAACTTGGTCCAAAACCGCATATCGTGGTTGCTGCACAGCATGCACGCAGTTTGCAAGTGGCCGATATCGGTGATCAAGGCCAATGGATTCAGCAACAGATACAAAATCTGCGCCGCTACACCGATCGTCCCATACGTATCAGGCCACATCCGCGATCGAGGTTGAACATTGCACGCCTGCCTGCGGGTGTAGAAATAGAAGCACCCAAGGCAGTGCCCAACACCTATGACAGTTTTGACATGCACTTCAACTGCCATGCTGTGGTCAATCATTGTTCGGGGCCGGGTATACAAGCTGCCATAGCAGGCTGTCGGCCCGTGGTGTCTGCGACTAGTTTGGCTGCACCCGTAGCAGTGAGCATGGCCGACATCGAACAGCCCTACGATCTGGATCGTGATCGATGGTTGGTAGAGATCTGCCACACCGAATACACCCTAGACGAATTGAAACAAGGATCATGGCTAAAAAGAATCGAGCTCGCACTGATCAAATGACCGATGTGGCCTGTGTAATCCACGGAACCGGTTATGAGTGGATTTATGTGGAAAAACTATATGCCATGGTCACACGGCAACTGCCCAGCGGCGTACGGTTCCATGTCTATACCGAACACGATAGATCAGTGCCACCGCACATGGTCAAACATTGTCTACAAGAATGGCCCGGACTGTCGGGACCTAAAAAGAGTTGGTGGTACAAATTACAGTTGTTCGATCAACAGCATCATCGCGGCAATCTCTTGTATCTAGATCTTGATGTGGTGGTGTTGAGAGATCTGTCCTGGGTGCGTGCGCTGGACACCAACTATGTTTGGGCGATCAGAGATTTCCGACACCTACAACGTATCAACTCGGGCGGTATGAACAGCAGCATGATGTGGTTCAACACCGAGCGTTTCGGTTGGATCTGGGACCAGGTTCGCGACAAAGATATCATGGAAGTGGCACGCCGGCATCGCGGCGGTGATCAGGAATACATCTACACCCAGCTCTCAGTGAATCAGCGTAGGTTTTTTGAGGATCGTTATTTCCAAAGCTACCGTTGGCAGGTGCAAGATGGCGGCTACGATTTCGCCCGCCGCGTACATCGACAACCCAATTTGGGTTCGCAGATAGCGCCAGAGACCGCGGTCATAGTGTTTCATGGCAACCCAAAACCGCATCAAGTCACGGATCCCGAGATACAGCAGCTCTGGGGCTAGGTTGACCAATAATTGACTTCGCCATATAATCTAAGCATACACTAACAAATGCCCAAAAAACGCACGAAAACAGCAGAAACACCAAGGTTGACCACAAATTCAATATTTTGTATACTAGTAGGACAGTAAATATCAACCCGCACTTTTCAAAGGAGCCAACCAATGAGTGCAATCAAGATCAAGCAGGGTCAGTACCGCAACCATGTCATCAAAGACCAGGCATTTCAACTGGTGTCTGGATTCCAGACAGGTGCTCGCGGCGGCTATGTGACTGTGAAAAATCAAGGACATTTTGCTGGATGCCCAGACACCGTGCGCATCCGCGTGGATCACATCAACGACGTTGAATATGTAAATGGAGAATCCGTGACTGCCAAAGACAGCCATGTAGTAGAATTCCGTGCCCCTGCACAGCCCGTGGAAACCGACGAACAGGCCATTGAGCGCATCCGCGAGCGTTTTGACATCCTGCATGAAATGACCAAAGCCGCCATCAGCGGTGACATCCGTGCCATGATCGTGTCGGGCCCTCCGGGCGTGGGCAAGAGCTATGGTGTAGAGCAGGAGATTGAAAAGGCCACGCTGTTTGATCGCATGAGCAATAAAAAGCTCCGTGCCACCGTGGTCAAAGGCAGTGCCACGCCCATTGGCTTGTACCAGACCCTGTACAAGTATTCAGACTCCAACTCTGTGATCGTGTTCGATGACTGTGACGCAATCCTTTTAGATGATGTGAGTCTTAACCTGCTCAAAGGTGCCCTGGACTCGGGCAAGAAGCGGGTGATTTCTTGGCTGTCAGAGAGCAGTGCCTTGCGTCGCGAAGGCATCCCTGACCGCTTTGAGTTCAAAGGTTCCGTGATCTTCATCACCAACCTCAAGTTTGATAAGATGAAATCGCAGAAACTCAGGGACCACCTGGATGCCTTGCAGAGTCGTTGTCACTATCTGGATCTCACCTTGGACACCATGCGCGACAAGATCCTGCGCATCAAGCAGATCGCCGACGACGGTGTGCTGTTCCAGGACTACGAGTTCGATGATATCACTCGCGGCTGCATCATCGACTTCATGGACTCCAACCAGAGTCGCTTGCGCGAGATGAGCCTACGTATGGCCCTGAAGATCGCAGACTTGGTCAAGAGCTTTCCCGGCAATTGGCGCCGTATGGCTGAGACCACTTGCATGAAGCCAGCAGCCTAGTTCACTTCCTGGGCTTTCGGTTGGCTCCGGCCCAGGCTTTTACACAGGCACTTCGGTGCCTGTTTTTTTGACTTGTGCTCACACTTTGTGTAAAATACTTGTATGCCCCAACAACTGATCATGACTCTGGCCGGCACTCCGGATTTGGAGTTGGTGTTTGACATCATCGACTCTCCAGTGGCGCTGTTATGGTACCAGCGATGGTTGGCTGCCATACCTTATCCTTTGGACCATCCCGACAGGTTTTATGGTTTCGGCACCCGCGAACAAGAACGACAACAGGCTCTGAGCAAGATACAGAGATGTGTACAGACCATCAACGAATACCAGCCCATCATTCAACGGTCAATCCACTCAGTGGATGATCAGGATACGTTGAATTACCTGCACCATATTTTTGAACATTATCATGGACTCTTGGATCAGCAATACACCGACTTTTGGCATGCGGCTCCTGGGTCAGTAAAACAGGCATTGGCTGAACTCAATCTGGCTGTTCATCGTTGCGAGTCTGTGCAACGACAGAATCGGCCGCGCGTGGTTTGTACCTGGTTTGGAGTGCCAAAAACTCATGAACTTGATCCTTATCTTGTGCAACGATATGGTGTGCTAGATCCTGGCTTTGGTACTGTGTGTCTCAACTATGTGGAAATAGGTAAAACCTTGCTGGCCCTGGCCAAGGATGACGATAAATATATTGCTCCGGAAGCATTTCAGCCTTTCCGGCATTACAGCGCAGACTTTGTTGTTAGATTCCATGACTTTTCTGAATCTGAGATCAGTGACAACCTTGCACTGTCAAGGGCATACTTTGCACAGCATCGGGAGTTTTTCCAGTCCCAAGGTTTTGAATCTGCAGACGATCCCGCACTCATGCCCCTACATTTTCCTATCGCCGAGCTCAGAGAAACCATGCCAAGACCTCAGCTTCTCCACGAAATAGCACAACGTCAGTACATCAAAAAAGTAGAGGTACAATGAGCACTGCCACACTGATCATACGCGACGAAGTCAATGTCAAGATTGAAGGACTGGAACTGGATGCACGGCGCAGGTTGGTCAACCAATTCAAATACGATGTGCCATACGCGCGATACCTGCCGGCAGTGAGACTGGGCCGCTGGGACGGCAAGGTCAGCTACTTCCAGATGGGTGGAAGCACTTATGTGAATCTCTTGCCCGAAATCTTGCCGGTGTTAGATGACATGGGCTATGACATCGAGCTGGATGACCAACGCGACTATCGTACCACCTTTGAGTTTGAGCAGGTGCGCGAAGACACGTTCCAGCACATCGTCTGGCCCAAAGGACATCCGGCCGCAGGTGAACCCATCCTGATGCGGGACTATCAAGTAGAGATCGTCAACAACTTCCTGGCCAATCCGCAGTGCCTACAAGAAGTGGCCACAGGAGCGGGCAAGACCATCATGACAGCCGCCCTGAGTCACAGTGTCACGCCTTATGGTCGTAGCATAGTGATCGTGCCCAACAAGAGCCTTGTCACCCAGACAGAAAAGGACTATGTGAACATGGGCCTGGATGTGGGAGTGTTCTTCGGCGACAGGAAAGAGTTTGGCCGAACACACACCATCTGTACCTGGCAGAGTCTCAATGTGTTGCTCAAGAATACCAAGAATGCCACTGCCGACATCACCATTGGCGAGTTCCTGGAAGGTGTGGTCTGCGTGATCGTGGACGAGGTACACATGGCCAAGGCCGATGCACTCAAGACCCTGCTCACAGGCGTGATGTCACGAGTGCCGATCCGCTGGGGACTCACGGGAACCATACCCAAAGAAGAATACGAGTTCCGTAGCCTGCATGTGAGCCTGGGTCCAGTGATCAATCAACTGGCTGCCAGTGAGCTGCAGGATCGCGGTGTGCTGGCTCAGTGCCATGTCAACATAGTACAGCTCGTGGACTATCAGGAACACACCAACTATCAAAGCGAGCTTAAATACCTCTTGGAAGAACCCGGTAGGTTGGATACCATGGCTAGATTGATACGCCAGGTCAACGAGACCGGCAATACTTTGGTGTTGGTGGATCGGGTGGCTGCAGGACATGCCTTGGTAGAACGTCTGGGAGATCGTGCAGTATTTGTTTCCGGAGCTACCAAAGCCGGAGAAAGGCAAGAACACTATGACGAAGTATCGGAGGCAACAGATAAAATCATTGTCGCCACCTATGGCGTGGCCGCTGTGGGAATCAACATTCCTAGGATCTTTAATCTTGTGCTCATCGAACCTGGCAAAAGTTTTGTCAGAGTTATCCAGTCAATTGGGCGAGGCATCAGAAAAGCCGAAGACAAAGACCATGTGCAGATCTGGGACATAACCTCCACATGCAAATTCGCAAAACGGCATCTTACAAAACGCAAGAGCTACTATCGGGAGGCCAACTACCCATTCACACTCGAACGGCTGGAGTGGCACACATGAAGCGCAGACCTTTGCTGGTAGTGGGAGACAGTTTTATGAGCCGAGACCCTGACTATCCCGGCCAGCACTGGAGCGAACTCATGCCCGAATGGCAGGTCACCAATCGTGCCCGCCCGGGATGGAGCAACGCTCTTATCTTTTTGGAAGTGGCAGAGGCCATCGAGCAAGCTCCTGACACAGCCATAGTACTGGGATTCACTGATCCGTTGCGCATCGAGTTTGCAGCCCGTGGTCGTCACGGCCAAGGAGTGGACTGGGTTACCAACAATCATGCACCCGTGCTCACGGCCGACGAGCGCCTGGCTCGCGACTATTTCCACATCACTCGCGATCTGAGACTGGAAGCCATCAAGTCTGCTCAGCAGATATTGGGGCTGTTTTCGCTGTTGTCAACTCGTGGGAGCTTGTGGGCCTACAGTCTCATGGCCTACGAGCAGTTTTTGGTACAGTTGCCCGAAGTCATGAAACTGGAATTCCAACGCTATGCCACACACATGATCCCTTACAATCTCGCCGAAGAAGGCAGGTGTTACTGGGGAATGACTTCACCGAGATATCATGTAAATGACGCAGAAATGCAACAGAGCTTTGCTAGAGCTGCCAACTCGTGTCTCATCACGCAGGCTCAGGCCGTGTGAGATGCCACAGCAGTATCGGACCAGGATGGCCATACTGTGCTGATCCAACAGCGACCAATCGCACAAGGAATCCACAGTCCTGCAGTCGCTGATTGATATCCCATCCAAAGTCAGTGTAGACCAATACCCCATGATCACTGTGCGGGTCACCATGGAAAAAATCCGGCAGTGCCGCTGCACGCCTATCAATGGAGTTGGGCGTGGGCTGCCCAGCAAACGGGACAGTCATTAACATGTGTCCGCCTGGACGTAACACACGGAAACACTCAGTGAAGCCTTGCCAAGGCTTAGACACATGCTCAAACACGTCTTGGCTGACTATGATATCAATGCTTCGGTCCGCGAAAGTCAATTGTTCAACGTTTTCGTGGCGACATCCTGGCAATTCTGTGTACTCACTGCCGATCACTTGGCACTGAGCCAAGATGTTCTGGGCCAGTTGGAATGTAGCACTGAGTTGTTCTTGGAAGTAAATACAGTTTCCGGGCCGAACCAAACGGCGAAGATAGTACATGATTGCTCGTTGCCGGCTGATGAGATTGCATTGGGTGCAGCGGATTCCTTCTCGATACAGGTGTAGCTGATCTTGAAACCCGTCGTCGACCATCCATTCTGTGTCAGATCCGCAGGCCAAACAATGGCCATGACTTTGCCATGCTTCAACATCGTGTATGACGCCGCATTGATCGATGCGCTCAATGGAAATTTTATTCAAAGACATGCTGTATGTATTGACTTTGTCCAATCAAATTTGTAAAATAGCTGCATGAGAATACTTACACTAGATAACACCCACTACGAACTGGATCACCTGCCCGAAGAAATCGATGACATGCGATTTGCGATCTTGGACAATTCAAATCCACAGGACCCCGATTACTATTTCATACCCCTGATCTTTTTAGAGAACTTTAGTGCCCCGGCACTGGTGCTCCGGGTAGGCAGCAACACCATCCGTATGCCCATGGATTGGCAGGTGTTGATTGGCGAGCCCGACCTCGGTGATCTCGAAGTGCTGCCATTGACTTCGATCAATGATCGTGGGTTCTGTGTGTTCCAATTCAATCCACTCAGTAGTTTTAGGCCCAGCTTTCCTGAAATTGAAATCTTGGATGTGTATCACGAAGTGAGTTGGTATGCCCCTAAACTCAAAAACGGTCAGATGTTGGCCGTACCAGTCACAGATGGACCCAATCCTGAATGCATCTATTTTGTCAAGGACGTGAGCCGCAACTGTGAGATCATCGACTATAATCGAGCCTGGTAAATGGGAAACTTGACTCCTGGTGCTACCTACATCTACGAGCATGCAGATGGTGTGACCTACGCTCGCGAATTTGGACACACCGAGCGAGTGGAAATTGGACGGACCATACAACGCCAAGAACTGGATCAAGAACTCAACGATGCCAAGTTCTGGGGTGACATACGCCGAGCTGCCCGGCAAGATCCGGCCTTGCAAGAAGCCTTGGATCGTGCTATCATGATTTATAGGTTGAAATATCGTGAGTGACAAACTAAACATTGCCAATGAGATGCGCCAGTTCGATCGCAAGAATCGCGGATTCTACGACGAGCTCACCGACGAAGAGCGCAAGAAGTTTTCCAACTATCTCATGATACGCTGGGGATCGGCCGTGGAAGGCAGTCGAGAACTGCAGGAGTTTTATGTGATCGCCACCAACGAAAGACTCAATCGACATTTCTTTTCCCTGAGCCGTCACCCCCGACTGCAGTGGTTGATGGCCACATCGGTGAGCCCGGGCATGGGCACATATCGACACAATTGGATCGCCCCCAAGAAAAAAGAAGGCAGTCTGCGACGCCAGTTGGCCGAGTACTACCCACATCTCAAAGATGACGAGCTGGATCTCTTGGCATCAATGACCACGCCAGCAGATCTCAAAGCCTTGATACGAGCGCATGGAAACGACGACAAAAAAGTTTGAATGCACGTTCTGCCACAAGGAGTTTGCCAGAGAAAACAGCCTGGCAGTGCATGTGTGTGAGCAAAAACGACGTTTCCAAGAACGCGATGAACGTGGTGTACAACTGGGCCTGCAGGCCTATCTGCGTTTTTATGAGACGCAGCAGGGCTCTAGCCGACTCAAGACCTTCGCGGACTTTGCTGAGTCAGCCTACTATCGCGCCTTTGTGAAATTTGGTCGTTATTGTGTGAACACCCGAGTGATCAGTCCCGGACGTTTCATGGACTGGCTGCTGAAGAACTCCAAGAAAATCGACCATTGGTGCTCGGATCAACTCTACACCGAATATCTCATTGAGTATCTCCGACTCGAGCACGTTGATGATGCCCTGGCTCGGGCCATGGAGTACGGTATCAGTTGGAGCGAACGCAATGGTCACCCGGCCGAAGACTGTTTGCGATATGGCAGTACCAATGGTACTTGCCATGCCATCGTTTCTGGGCGGGTGAGTGCCTGGATCATTTACAACTGCGAATCGGGGCAACGGTTTCTCGAAGGCATCAGCAGCGAACAAGTGGCCATGATTTGGCCTTACATTGATGCCGATCCTTGGCAAAAGAAGTTCCAGGATTACCCTGCCGATCAAGAGTACATGAAAGAAATGCTGAACAAGGCAGGGTGGTAATGAGCGCAGACATTGACATTGATTTTGCTGACCGTGAACATGCACTTAAACTGATTAGCCACACTGCGGCCCGGCAAGCCAATGGTCGGCGCCACAATTCAGGTGTGTATGTCACTGACATTCCCTGGGATCCAGTAAATCGTTGTGCAGCCATTGACTACGAGCAGGCCGAAGCTCGCGGTTATTTCAAACTGGATTTCTTGAACATGTCAGTGTATCAAGGGATACGCGATCACCAACATTATGAACAGATGTTGGAACAAGATCCTCCCTGGAGTCGGCTATGGACAGATCCTGCTTGGTCCAGCAATCTGGTCCACGTGGGCAGCTACACTGATCTATTAGAGCGCATGCGGCCCGATAGCATACCCAGGATGGCCGCATTTATCTCTGTGATCCGTCCAGGAAAAGCACATCTGCAAGGACTGCCCTGGGATCGTGTGTTTGATTCTGTGTGGGACGGCGACGCCAGTCGAGGCTATGTGTTCAAGAAAAGCCATGCCATCAGCTACGCTGCCTTGGTGGCCCTACACATGAACCTTCTCAATCAACCCGGCGAACCAGGGTAATCGATTTTCTTTTGGTTTTCTTGCGGCCTATCTCGGCCAAGCTGCAGCAAGGTCCGTGCAAGATTTCGAGATCTTTGTTGCTGAATGTACGCAAGGTATGACGAAATCTATCCCACTGCCCGCGTAGAAAGATGTTTATGGGTATGCTACGATTGCTTTCCCACCACCATATGTTGGCCAACTCAATGAAAACCAGCTTGTCCTCTTGGGCAACCACAGTGCCGAAATCATAGATGGTGGTCACCGCATCATCACGGTTCTGTACTATGCCCACGTATTCCACATTGGCATAGACACACAATGTTATGAATGGGTATTTTTCAGCTAGTTTTGCAAACAGGTTATCGCCCATAAATATCAGAAGAGGTTCCAAATGTATTCTACCACTGCATACTTATACCAACAAAGAACTCGGGTACTTTTGATCGACACCAGTGGTGGCTATTTTACTGCGAGGTATGACCCTGTGTATGCAAAAACTCTGACCATCAACAAGGGCGTGGACAACGTGCTCTTGTTTGAATTCATCAATCAAGAACAAAAGCCTGTGAATATAACCGGCAGTGCTTTTGTGTTCCGTCTAATCAGCCAGTCTGGTGCCGAGCTGCTGCTGGAAAAAGACATGGAGATACTCAGTGCCAGCACCGGGCGTGTGAAAGTGGTATTGTCTACATCGGACACTATCAACATCCTGGCACAGCCAGCCAGCTACAGCATACAAAGAACTGCTGGAAACTATGTGCAGGCTGCATTTGTGGACGACAACTCGGGTGCCAGAGCCGACTGCGACATCGTGGACAGCATCCTGCCCGACTTTGAACTCAGCAACGACCTCACCATACCAACGATATATGGTCCCAATTCGTGGCCACAGAATCCGCCGTCGGGCTGGCCAGACTGGGCGCTCACACCGCAGCCCATCAACTACACACATCCCACCGAATACTACAGCAGTGAGATTCCCACCAATGGTGCCAGCCTTACCACCATCAAAATGGATCTCACTCACTATACTGGCACCATCAAAGCACAGGCTGCCGAAGACTATCAAGCGCCCTGGTACGATGTCACGGCGAGCACACAATACTATGATGTCACTGATACCATCTATCTCAATGTGGTGGGTTTCCATCCCCTGATCCGTGTGGCTTTCAACACCAGCCAAGGTTACGGAGCCACGGCCACAGCCACGGTGGTCAATGGTGTGGTCACCGGCATCACAGTGACCAATTCTGGCCAAAACTATGTGGCCGCACCAAACGTGATCATCGTGGGCAACGGAGCCGGTGCCCGGGCCGTGGGCAGCGTGGGTGCTGATGGACAGATTGGGCCAATCACTGTGATCGACGGCGGTTCGGGCTATTTGCCCATCACGTTTGGCAATCCCTTGATGGCCAATGTGGTCATCAACAACGGCACTGTTACCAATCTCATGTATCGTTGATTGACCTAGCCGTTGGATCATGTTACACTAACATGATGCTGGATATCTCTACCTATCTTCCTGCCAAACGCAAACAAAGCAGTTCGGGATGGATCTCATTCAATGCACCTTGCTGTGTGCATAATGGTGAAAGTGCTGACCGCAGGCAGCGCGGTGGAATCAAGGTCACAGATCAGGGCTGGAGCTATCACTGTTTCAACTGCGGCTTCACTGCATCATTTATCCTGGGCAGGAATCTCAGTTTCAAAGCAAGAAAGCTACTGGGATGGTTGAATGTGCCTCCAGAAGAAGTGGAACGCATCAATCTCGAAAGCCTCAAGCATAAAAGCGTGATGGGTATCCTGGATGATCGCCAACGCACTGCCAACATCCTGCAAGGCATTGAGTTCGAAGAACGGGACCTGCCACCAGGAGCAGACTTTCTGGATCGCGACGGCCCCCATTGGTATTATCTTGAGAGCCGCGCTGTGCCCCTGGACTACCCTTACATGACCGAAGGCAACAGTAGATATGTTGGACCAGGCAAACCCAGGTCAGCAGTGATCATACCATTCACACACGATGGTCAGATAGTGGGCCATACCAAGCGTTTCTTGGACGACAGGACTCCCAAATACATCCACGACATACAACCAGGATATGTGTTTGGCACAGACTTGCAACAGCCCGACTGGCAGCATGTGCTGGTCATGGAAGGTGTGTTTGATGCACTCAGCATTGCAGGACTGGCTGTGCTGCATGCTGAAATTTCGGACGCACAGGTTCGCTTGATACGCAGCCTAGGACGCGAAATCACTGTGGTGCCTGACCAAGACGAAGCTGGTATGCGGCTGGTGGATCGTGCTGTTGAATTGGGATGGGCAGTGAGCATACCTGAATGGCCTGCGGGCTGCAAAGACGTCAACGATGCGGTAAAGAAGCTGGGACGCCTGTCCACGTTGATAACTATCATGCAGTCACGTGAGACCAGCAGGATCAAGATAGAAATGAAGAAAAAGAAATTACTGAGCACTCTTGCCAAGGACAGAGCATGATTCCTCCTGGCGGAAACATTGTTGTTTTACTGGACTGCTGGGATCCAGCACCGTTGGCCCGAGAGCATCCAGCAAACTTTGCTCAATGTCAACAGTTGACGCAGAACATCCTGACCCGAATCCATACCATTCCTGATCTTGCAGCGGTAATTCTGGCCACCTATACCAGCAAAAACGAAATAAAGAATTCTGCACTCAAAGATACCAATCCTTACTATAAAAATGCCTGGCAGATGTTCTATTTTGAACAGCCTGTGGATTATATACGCAGGCATTTTGTTGATGCATTGGATCGAATCGCGATCACTGATGTTGGACTCGAGCACGACACTGACCCTTTGCTGTTAAATCAAATCTGGCCCTGCATGCAGATCGCCATGCATGACAGCTGGCAAATGGAATATTACATACGGCATGTAGTACCACATGTTAGAAATCTATTTTATTTTGGGCGCTCATGGAACTATTGTTTGCACCAAAGGCCCATTGGTATAAATGCTATGCTAGCCATAAAACAGTGGCAGCACTTGCCTGGACTGAGACTGTTCACCTACAGTGATTGCATCCTAGCCCTTGAAAACCATCATGTCATGGTCAGACATGATTTACACAATGACCACACATGTCAACACATCAACGACGATCTCTTTGAAATAGTGGGATCGTGTTAACAACAGAAAGGACGGCACTTGTTAAAAAACTATGATCTAGCGGTACAACGCTTGTTCCTTGAAATGATGCTGGAAGATGCACAGAGCTATGTGCGTGTGCAGAACATCTACAATCCAGAAAATTTTGACCGAAGTCTTAGACCCGCAGCGGAGTTTATCAAGGAACACGGCGACCGATTCAAGACCTTACCGGATCGCAGCCAGATCGCAGCGGCCACTGGCGTACGACTAGAATCAGTGCCGGACCTCAATGAAGGTCACTTTGAGTGGTTCATGACCGAGTTTGAAGGATTCACTCGCCGCCAAGAACTGGAACGCGCGATCTTGAAATCAGCGGACTTGTTGGAAAAGGGCGAGTTCGAACCCGTGGAAAAACTGATCAAGGACGCGGTGCAGATCAGTCTCACCAAGGACCTGGGCACAGACTTCTGGGCCGACCCCGAAGGCATGTTTGCCAAATACTTTGACACTGGCGGCCAAGTATCCACGGGCTGGCCACAACTGGATCGCCTGCTCTATGGCGGATTCAGCAGAGGAGAACTCAATATCTTTGCCGGCGGTTCGGGTTCGGGCAAGAGTCTTGTGATGATGAACATTGCACTAAACTGGGTGCAACAGGGCTTGCACGGGGTATACATCACCTTGGAGCTCAGTGAAGAACTTACAGGTCTGCGAACAGCAGCCATGCTCACAAATATGAGCACCAAAGAAATACGCAAGGACAAGGAAACTGCAGCGCTCAAAGTACGGCTGGTGGGTAAAAAGGCCGGCAGTTATAGAGTCAAGGCTTTGCCGGCACAGTCAAACATCAATGACATACGAGCATTTCTCAAAGAGTATCAGATACAGACCGGCTTTCGTGCCGATTTCATGATGGTGGATTATCTGGATCTTTTGATGCCGGTATCAGCCAAGGTATCGCCCAATGACTTGTTTGTCAAAGACAAGTATGTGTCGGAAGAGCTTAGGAACTTGGCCAAGGAGCTGGGCATACTCATGGTCACTGCATCGCAGTTGAATCGATCGGCAGTGGAAGAGATTGAGTTTGATCACAGCCATATATCAGGCGGTATTTCCAAGATCAATACTGCAGACAATGTGTTTGGCATCTTTACCAGTCGGGCTATGAAAGAGCGCGGCAAGTATCAGATACAGTGTATGAAAAGTCGATCTAGTACCGGAGTGGGACAAAAGATCGATCTCGAGTACAACATCGATACCATGCGGATCACCGATCTTGCCGAGGACGAAAACTATCAAGAGTTCAAGAATCGCGCGCCCAGTATCTACGAGTCAATCAAGGCCAAGTCCAAGATCAACGAAGCCAGTGCCGAAGAATCGGCTACTGTGGCCGACGAACCTGGCAAGATAGCTGCGGATGTTCACAGCACCAAGCTCAAGCAACTGCTGGGCAAGATCAAGGCAAGTTGAGATAGTCGTCGATGTGCATGCTGGCCACGTCTTTGCGCACACAATCCAAGAACTGAGATCCGTCGCGACTGCGTCGCTCACCTTGGCCCACGATCACTGATCCAGCATCGTATTTGATGGGACGATCCACGATGAGATCCACATACTCGCCTTCGCCCACGCCCAGGGTGATAAAGTGTATGTAGCGATCTCGATCTTTGCGGAACACGCGGCTGTTGGCCACTATGCCGGCAAACTGATAGCGATCCAAGAACAGATTTCTCACACCCATGTTGGGCAGGAAACCGGGGGTGTTCCATGCACCGTGTTGTTTGAATGCTTCTACAGGATCTTCGGTGATCCAATTATCAAAGCCCAGATCTCTGAGATCCCAGCCAGCACGTTTGGCTTCGTTGCGATATACCCAACGCGCATATGAACCATGACAGTGACGGAGCGCCGCCCGCCAGAATTCACGTGGGTTATGCGCTTTCTGATAGGCCAGAGCCCAGATCAGCCGGCCTAGATTCACTGCATGAGCGCGGCAAAGCCCAAAACCAGATAAACTCTGCATCTCTTGGCGTATTTGTTCACGCTGAGGATGATCGCCGAGTCGTGCCATGAACTCCATGACCTTTTCTTCGTTGCGTTTGGCAAAGGCTCGACGGTACATGTCAGCCTGATAGGCCGATACTCCAATCAATTTCATGATCTTTTCTATGGCATCATCTTCGCATACTATGGCCGATTCCTGCACAGTGGTCTTGGTCCAGTCATGAAAGAAACTGGCTTTCTTACGACCTTCTACAGCCACGGGTCGTACCAGAGCTGTGGCAAACACACAGTCGGCCACTGACGTGGGCTGTATGGCACGAAACAGTCTGCGCATGGCCGGACTTTCACCTTGTGTGACACCCAACACATCGCCACGAGTAAGTAGATCGGCGGTGAGCTCATCGGTGTAGGGATATTCATGGATCATGCGGGTAGGATCAATTTCCATGAGCTGACTGAGTCCTCGATTGGCTAGGATGTCCACTTTAAGGTGTTCGAGATCCTCTACTTCGTTCTTGTCCAGCAAGATGAGGTTGTCTTCGCGGAACAGGCTGGCCGGCAGCTTGCGATCAAATACAATCACTCCGCCGCAGTGTTTTGAAATACAGCGCTTTTTGCCAATGAGTTTTTGCTCGATCCTGGCAGCTTCTTTGGCATCGATGCCCAGCTTTTCATAGTTGATGTCACGCGGCAAGCGTCCTCGGGCACCCAAACGTTTGGCTGCTTCTCTGCGTGCGCTCTTTTCCTTGTACATCACGTAGTTGGAAATTCGAGCTGTTTTACCAGGCCATGCATCAAATATGCGCTGCATGGCCAGAGCCTGTTGATGATGCGGTACGTCGATGTCCACGTCTGGAAGATCATCGCGAAAGGGATTGAGAAATCTTGCCAAGGGAATCTGCCATTCGATGGGATCTACATCAGTGATGCCCATGAGATAGCACACCAGGCTTGACCCCGCAGACCCCCGTGTCATGTGAGGTATGTCTGAGTTGAGATCCAAGATGCGTCGGATCTTTAGAAAGTATTCGGTAAATCGTTGGCCTATGATGATTTCAAATTCTTCGGCCAGTCGCTGTTGGTATTCTTCGCTGCTGGGACAGGATCGTCGGAATTGTGCCAGTAAAAGATTGATTTGTTCAAGTTCGTTCATTGAGAAGCTGCCTTTCTTGTTGCCTTTGGCGTATTTAAAAGGTCAGTCAACGACGAGTGATATTTAGGAGCGTGGTGGTACGTCAGCAGTGTACACTGTTAGACCCAAGAGTCCGCTGTAGCGCACCGAGTCAGTTCGATTCCAACCTTCGTGCCAGGTATAGTTGCCGTTTTCATGCCACCATCCGTCGCCCCAATTGGTGGTCATCCTCACAGGATCTTCGCGTGTTTCGGTCTTGTAGAAATAGGTGCTTAGGTCTGGAGAATCCTCACGACTGAAATAGACCATGCCTGTGGCGATCAGCAGGCGGTAGTCGGTGTGCAAGGCATTGACAAAACCTGGCATATCTTTGGTGAATTCAATGTGCGATTGGCTGCGCCGGAACATGGTATCGCGATCCATGCCCCAGGCCACATCTGTACCGGGATAGTTATCGTACATCCAGTCAATGGCCTGCCTGCGATATTCATCGCTGGCAAAAAATTTGCTGATGGCCAACAAGCGTTGATTTTCCCAGCGTGGGCACAACACCTTGTATCTCATACCAGGCCAAGGATTGTGTCCCACTGGAGCCACATCGCCGTGCGGTCGCCAGTCTTCGTTTTCTAATTCCTGTATCACATCATCGGGATTCCAAGGCATTTCAAGATGCAGCTTGCTGACAAGATATCGTATCGGAGTGAATATAGCTTGGAGTTTTTTCATGGCATACATATTTACACTCAGGAATTAATCACATGGAAAAAGGTAAAAATCTCTACTGTGCTTGGGCCGATGCTGGCCTAGCTCTACACAACTCGGGTCGCTGCTTGTTGTGCTGTCACAGCCAGACCTATCTTGCCGACCAGCAAGGCGAACACATCTACCTCGACACAGGGACCATTGAACAGGCCTGGACATCGCCTACCCGACGCGAAATCCAGGATGCACTTGAATCTGGTCAACAACATCCCAACTGTGCAGCCTGCTGGAACGAAGAAGCTGCGGGTCGTCAGAGTCGACGTCAGGTGGCCAACCAACAATTCAAAGACATGGTGGTAACAGGACACCGACCACAGTTGGTGGATCTCAAACCCGGAAACACCTGCAATCTGGCCTGTCGTAGTTGTTGGCCTGAAGTCAGCAGCAAATGGTATCGCGATTACTGGGAAATAGAAGCTCAGAAGTGGCAACCTGACTATCGTGAATATCTGCAGTCCTGGGGCCGCATACGCACCAGTTATGATCGCGACAATCAACGTCTATGGCAAGACCTTGAGCATTGGTTTGAAGATGTGGAATACTACGATATCTATGGTGCCGAACCCATGCTCATGGATCGAGTATTTGCGATCTTGGCACACAGTGTGACATCTGGTCGTTGCCAGTCGCAGAATTTGCACGTGAACACCAATGGCACGATCTGGAATCCGGACTACATTGATATTCTCACCAAGTTCCGCCATGTGAACATTGACATCAGTGTGGATGGCATCGATAACAAGTTTGCTTATCTTCGCTATGGCGAAACCTGGGCCACCCTAGAGGCCAATCTCGATCGATATCAAGAGCTGGCTCGCACACACAGCAACATCAATCTACATATCTGTATCACGGTGAGCAGTCTCAATGTGTTAGACGTGATTGACCTGCAACGATATTTTTGTTCACGTCAGATGCCGGTGTTCTATAACATGGTACATCATCCACAACATCTCAATGTGAGATCTTTGCCGGATCAGGTCAAACAACAGATCCGTGATCGTTTAGAGCAACAGTTGCCAAATTGGCAAATCACCTCAATCATGGACTTTATGGATATGCCATTGGACGATCAGTCACGGCATTGGCAACGATTTTGTGAAACTACACACAAACTTGATCTGCTAAGAAATCAAGACGTCAAGCAAACGTTCCCCAAATTTTGGAAACTCATCCAGCCCTATTGGATCAACCAGTAGCGCCTTTGATCACAGCGAATCGTATCTTGGGCTCTTGGTTGAGGCTGCCGCTGGTGATGTTGGTCACGGTGATGTTGGCTGTTCCTGTGTTGCAAGCAGCATTGAATACATAGGCGCCAATGGTGCCGCCACTCACATGGTTGATGATCATCACATCTGCGTTGCCTACAGCACTGTTGGTGAGAACGAATGTGTTGGCAGCTCCAGCAGCCAAGGCTCCGGCAGCCAGGGTAATTTCGCCACACACATTGTTGAGTGTCACAGCAGTGGTCTTGTTAGTGGCCTGGGTCGCAGTGTTACCGGCACCAGTGGTATACCCAATTCCTGCAGTGGCCGAACTGCTGGTCAAGCCATTGGTAAACACGTTGAGTGGGCGGTTCAGATCGTAAATGGTGATGGTCTGTCCACCTGTGTTGCTGGTAAATTCGAATTCAAATGTGCCGGCAGTGGCAAATGTGATCACGCTGCCGGAAATTCCTTGTATGCCCGTGGTGCCCAAGCTCACCGCAGCAGGCAGGGTCATGGTACGACCTGCAGCATCTACGATCACCTGCAATCTCATCCATCCCTGGGAATTCACTGCCGGCCAATTCGAAAAACTGAGACTGATATTGCCGGTCATAGCCACACGTTGATAATGCCCTGCAGAATAGTCTATGGCCACTGTGCCTGAAGTGGTTGCCAGTTCTACCAGCGTGGCCGAAAAATCCTGTATCTTGGCTGCATAGATCAAAGCATCATTCATGTTATTGTCCAGCGTGCTGCCAGCAAGCGCTTCTTTGAGCACTGCTTTGGTCTGGAGCTCGGTGATTTCCGAGCTGGCGTATTGGAAGTTCAGCTTGGTATTGGTGAAATTATCACGGAATCCCTGGGTGTTGTTGGGTTGTCCGGCTACGGGAAATTCACCGTCGATGTCATTGGGGTTGATTTGGCTGGCCATAAATTATCCTGATGTTGATTGCACAGATATTTATTTGCGAGCCCAGGCACATAAATAATACAAAGGCACAAATTGATGCAAAAAAAGACCAAAAGCCTCTTAGAAGAACTGGATAGTCTCTACATAGAGCGGGATCGCAATTTCATCATAGAATCGCGAGCCAGCAACGTGATCACTTCTGCGATCAGACTCATCGAGCAGATCGAATCAGAATTTCCAGCCGAACAGGCCGAGAATCTCACACGCAAGCTCCTGAATGCCATCCGTTGCAAAGATGCTGGTAAATTTACACGCAGCGTAAGGCGCACTAATGCAGATCTTTGAAATCACACAACCACAGCAGGTCAATGAAATACTAGGGGCAGCCAAGGCCGTGGCTGGTGGACTAGGCCGAGCTGCCTTGCAGAAATTCACGGCCAGCCAAGGCATCGATGCCGGGCTAGGTGCTCAGCAGGCCAGTGGGCTGGATCGTCAGGGCACAGCCATGCAGGTCAATGCTGGCCTGGTCAAGAGCCTGGCCAGCAAGTCAGAGAAAGTTTGGATGCAGGTCATACAAAACATGCTGGCTCAGTCTCGCACTCCAGTGGCCAGCATTGCAGAAATTGACAGCAACGAACTACAAGTTCAGCTCCAGATGTTGGTCAATCAACTGGCCGGTTTCGACACTACCAAGATGGACAAAGGATCGCCAGTGGCCGCAGAAATCGCTGCCAGACTACCACAGGCCATGGATCGTGTGGTCAAGACCACACAAGCGCCGCGCCGTAATCCCAGTGAAATGACCCGGGCCTGGCAAGAGCTGGCTACCTACATCGCACAGGCACAGAACATCAATACTTTTGCAAAGACGCGCAGCCAAGGATCGGCCGGCGAAGCTGCCACTGTGACAGTGGCGCCTGATGGTACCTTGCTCTATGATGGTCAGCGCTACAATGCTTCCAACCCCAGGCATGCCCTGGCCATGAATGCGCTGAAAGCACAGAAAAAATGATCAATCCACTGAAACGTCTACTAGAAGGCGGCAACGTGTTCCGCGACGAACAAGGCGAGCCGCTCACTCAACGCATCGATCGTTCACAGATCCCGGCCACAGTCAAATGGCTGGAGCGCGTGACTGGACTGGACTTAACCGGATCGGAGCTGGATGACGCGGGTGTGCCTGTGCGATGGCTGGGCAGCACCGGCCGTAGATCCGACAGCGGCGACGTTGATCTCGTGGTCACAGACATCAGCAAGGACGAACTTTATCAGCGACTTTTGGACTTCCTCCAGCGCCAAGGGCAAGATCCACAGAAATGGATCAAAAAAGCCGGTGAACTGCATTTTCGCACCCCCATCGGTGGTGATCCACGCAACGGCTATGTGCAGACTGATTTCAACTTTTATGCCGACCCTGACGCCCAGCGCTGGGCACAGTTCTATATGTCGGGCACCAGTGCCGACTACAAAGGCATGCATCGAAACGTGTTGCTGTCGAGCCTGGCCAAAGCTCAAGGACTCAAGATCGGCGGCAACGGCATGATAAGTCGGGCCACCAACGAACTGGTCAAAGGCGGACGCGACCCCGATCGTGTGGCCGCAGTGATTTTGGGTCCTGGACACATGGGCCGCGATCTTGCCACGGTCGAGCGCATCTATGCAGCTCTACAAGATGATCCCAAACGTGATGCCAAACTGGCCGATTTCCGCGAATATCTCGAGCGCGAAGGTCTTGCAGAACCCGGCATCCGCGAAACAGATGTAAGCTGGCTGGCCCGTCTCAGAGATCGCATCGTGAATCAAGGCATGCAGGCCTTGGTCGAAGCCGAACAGGCCGGAGTAGGCGGTCGTGCCAAAGGCATCGAGCATCTTGAAGATTTGGTATTCCGCAATGGAACCGCAGGCATACGTCAGGCCTTGGCTATCGTCAAACAGGCCACCCAGTCTCCTGCGACCACGACCACAGTGAAATGGGACGGCAAGCCTGCTGTGATTTTTGGCCGCAAGCCCAGCACCGGTGAATTTGTGCTCACTGACGGATCTGGATTTGAAGCCAAGGGCTATGACGGCCTGGCCACCAGTCCGGCCCAGATGGCACGCATCCAACAAGCTCGCGGCGAAAATCGCGAAGGTTTGATTGCCATTTATGCGGCCTTGTTTCCCGTCTTGGAACAGGCCCTGCCCGACAACTTTCGTGGCTATGTCAAAGGTGATCTCCTGTACATGCAGACGCCACCTGTGGTAGCGGGCAACTATGTGTTCAAGCCCAACACTGTAGAATACCGTATTCCTGTAGACAGCCGTCTGGGACAGCGCATAGGCAACAGTTCGATTGGTATCGCCATGCATACCATGTATGCTGACCAAGGCGAATCACGACAGCCATTGAGTAGAGTGAGTTTCAATGACGTACCGGGTCTGTTGCTCATCGAACCAAGAACATCAGTGCCGCAGAGTCTTGTGGCCAACCCTGAGATAGTCAAGCAGCTGAATTCGATCGTGCGCACTCAAGGTCGCAACATAGATACACTATTCAACCCACAAGAACTGCGAGCACACAAAATCACAGATCTTGCTCGCTTGGCCATCGACTATGTGAACACCCGTGTGGGACAGCCCTTGGATCGTTCCACGCTCCTGCCTGAGTTCGGCGAATGGTTGCAGAGTCGTGTGACCCCACAGAAATTCCGCAATATCGTAGAATATCTACGCAGCCCCACCAGTAATACTGCGGCCATGTCTGCGGCCTTCGCTGCGTTTTTGCTGCTCAACGATCTCAAAGAAGATCTCCGGCGTCAGCTGGATGCACAACACCCGGGTCAAGAAGGATGGGTCATGGCCACACCGGCTGGCTATGCCAAGGCCGTGGGCAGGTTTGACCCTCAAGCATTTGCAGCTCTCAATCGCCAACAAAATCGCTGATACAAGATCATAGACTCCTGTTTTTTTGTCAGTTTGGTAAATAACAGTAGGGTCATTGAACCCACAAACTAAGGAGATTTAAAATGGCATATTTTACCGTTGTTAATGGTGACGCACAACCAGTATTTGCACTTGACACTCAGAATGGTCCTATCGCGGCCAGCACATCCACTTCGGGCACGCCTGTCAATCCCGCAGGTCCCAAGCTGGACTTCTTCACAGTCACAGCCAACACTTCCGTGGCCGGCGAGCAGGGCGTGCAAGAGTACGTGGCCAACGTGATCCAGGCCATCCAGCAGAAATCCACAGTGGCCATGTATCAGGTCGACGGCACACTGATCAGCTTTGGTGTTTACCCCACTGGCGCTTTTGCCAATGCTTCTACCAACACTTCAGCTGCTGAGTTCCTGAGCACAGCCAACATCACTTACACTGGTTTCCAGCTCAACAGCGCTGCCAGCGTTGGTTTCAAACTGGCTACTTCCTGATTTTAGCTTTTGTATCATCAACCCAGGATAGAAATATCCTGGGTTTTTTATTGGCCAGTAAATAACTGCCATGAAGATCCGAGTCAAGACCTACTTCGACTGCACGGCCACTGACAGCACTGGGCACTTCCGCGCCACTCAAGTGCCCTATCAGGACGCAGCCGGACAAGAAATCTGCGATCTTGATTCTTGGACGAGAAGTCGCAATCAACAACGAAACTGGGAAACTATCAATCAACTGATAGCGCTGCGAGCACAACCCTTTGATGTGTCTCCCCCGTCTTCCCGGAACGGATTGTGGAGCTTTGAATTCTTTGTAGAAAACGACTTGGTCTACAGTGAATCAGGACGACGCGATGATTTTTCCGCACTATTGTCAGAATGCCATTCGGTGCCCATGATATTGGGTCTTAATGAATCATTGACCCAGCACGATCGTTTGATATGCCAGGGACCCGATCAAAATATCTGGTTCGAACCCATAAATACCGATATGGAGACAGATCGTGGACACCACTGACATCGAAAAGAAGAGCTTGGAGGCACATGTGGATCTCTGCGCTCTGCGCTACAAACACCTAGAAACCAAGCTGGAAAATGTAGAAGCAGATGTGGTCGAAGTCAAGAACATCGCTCAGCAAACGCATGAACTAGTGCATTCCATGTCAGAAAAGCGCAGCGACCAAATCATCGGCTGGGGGCTAGGAATCATCGGTACATTGATAGCCGTCATATCATGGTTGGTGGTAGAATACATACTCAAATGAGCCGACAACAAAAGCTGGATCTCTGGGCCGAGCGTGAGCTTGAAAAATTATCCACTGACATTATCGTACCTGTAGGCGATGGTAATTTTGCAGTGTTTGCCAAGTATTTGCTAGAGGTCACTCCCACAGGCTGTGTGATCAAAAGCCTGACCCGTGATCCCATGGAATTCAGTAATCGGCGCACTGCGCTGAGTTGGTGCATCGCTGATCGTGCCGGGCGTCATGACATGGCTGCACACATTTACAATCTTGATCAAAAGAAGCGCAATCTCACAGTGGACATTGAATGCCGTAAAAACCTGGCTGATCGCAGCCGAGATTCGCAGTTCCAAGAAATGGTTAGATTCAAATTGCAGACAAAACTGCAAAGTCTGCACAGCATCAAAGGCCAATTGGAAAAATGTATAAATTCGACTAAATATTGGCAACAGAGAGGATTCTCAAATGAAACTGCAAGAACTGGCTGCTCAACAGCAATCAAAAACCATCACTAAAGTGATTGAAAGCCACTTTGGTAGCCTGAATATCGGTCAACTTGACCGACGCCAGAGTCGCCACATGCTGAGCCGTGTGCGTGAGATCTTGGGCGAACATCGCAGCAGTTTTGCACGTCATACCAGCGAGCGTGATCCCGCCTACCTCAAGTTGGTGATGATGGAACAGGCCTTGGTCAGTCGCTTGCAAGAAATGGCTGCCCCCAGCATGGGTGCCACGCCTGCAGCACAACCTCCTGCCAGCGGTTCGCAGTCGGCCAAACCCATGGACCCCAAGCTCAAAGCTGCCAAAGAAAAGCTGGCCAAAAAACTCACTCTCACCCCACAAGAACAAGAGATGGTCAATGCCGAAGCCGCTGCCATCGCCGAGAATCGACTGCGTCGTGCTTACCGTACTCTCAAAGAAAGCGAAGTGCAGCAGGCCCAGGTAGTGTTGGCTGCACAAGATATGGTGGACAAGGTGCAAGGCATGCTGGAAGATGTATCAGAACTGCAGTTCAAAGAACTGCCGGCCCTGGTGGATTCCATACGCAATCAAATCGGTGCCGATCAAGCTGCACAGTTCAACGCTGATGCGGCTGCAGCACTCAATGGACTTATGCAGAATCTACAAGGGACCAAGACCCAGTTGGAAACAGCCTTGGGTGTGGTCACTGGCCAAGGTCCAGTGGATATGGCTGATACCCTGGACGCAGAAGCCGGCGCCCAATCCGCAGACCTCGGCGGTGAATTAGACCTTGATGCTGAGCTTGATGTGGATGCAAATCTAGAGCCCCAGGAAGAGCCCGAAGCAGAGCCTGCTGGCACACTGGGCCGGGCACGCAGATAATGCTGATCCGGGAAGTGGCTGGATCACAGCCCACCCCAGACCCTACCCAGATGCTGGCACTGGTGGACTTTCTGCAAGGCAGAGCCGAAGATACCGACAGCAAACCGCAAATCAGTGTGGATGCACTGGTCAGCCTGGCGCAAAGCCTAAACATCCCTGTAACCACAGACAACATCGGAGAGTTGATCACACAAGCACCGTTGAATTCGGTGCTGGATACTCCAGACCCCAATACCGGTGTGGTGCAATTCAAAAGCGGTCAATCGGACACAGTGGCCATGCCAGTAAACAAGGCACAAGACATCGTGGCCAAATCGGCCAAATCGGCCATGCGACGGGGCATGAAAAACAAGGCTTGACCTTGAATCTTCGTTTGTGTTATACTGGCAAAAAGGAGATCGTTATGAAAAAACTCATTTTCATTCTGGCCTTGATAGGCACACCAGTGATGGCCATGGACTATGCCCGAGTGGTCAATTCACAGCCACGCTATGTCACGGTACATCAGCGCCAATGTCAGGTAGTCACTGTGCAGCAGGACAACAGCGGATCAGGAGCTCTAGTAGGTGCCATCACCGGCGGCATACTTGGAAATCAAGTGGGCGAAGGCAAGGGTCGTGATGCGGCCACTGTGTTGGGTGCCATCGTGGGAGCCAATGTGGGCGAGCGCATGGGCCAGGATCAGGTGCAGCTCCAGACCAAAGAAGTATGCCGCACAGTGCCGGTGCAGGTACAACAGGGCTATGTACTGACCCTGGATTATCGCGGTGAACTGATCACCATCCAAACCAATCGTAACTAAGGAGACATTATGCAGACCGTTTCAGCAGTGAGTGCTCTTAACACGGCTGTGGCCGGAGTTCTCGGCCGCATGACCGCAGGTGTATTCTTGACTTTTGTGATAGCCGCTGTGGTCGCCAGCCTGGGTCTAGTGCCTGTGTTGTTTTCCAGCATCCTGGGCTATGTGATCATCTTTGCACCTTTGGCCATGAGCTTGTTCCTGGCCTGGCGCGGCGACAGCATGAGTGAATCGACCATACGCGCCTGGTTCTTTGCATTTGCTTCGGTGATGGGCGTTAGTCTCAGCTTGCTGGTGGCCATGTTTACCACTGCCAGCATCGTGCAGGCCTTGGTGGGCACCACTGTGAGTTTTGGTGCCTTGGCCGGCTGGGGCTACTTCACCAAACGTGATTTATCGGGCTGGGGGCCATTTTTGTTCGCAGGCGTGATCGGCCTGATCATTGCCAGCATCGTGGGAATCTTTGTAGAAAGCACAGCTCTGCAAATGACCTTGAACGTGCTGACCATCCTGATCTTCCTGGGACTCACGGCCTATGACATGAATCGTATCCGTGACATGTTTTGGTCTGCAACAGCCACTGAGATTGGACGCATGCAGTGGTTTGGCGCACTCAGCCTTTACATAAACTTTATAAATATCTTCGTGAGTTTGCTACAACTTTTTGGAAATCGAGAATAATGGCCTATTCAAACAAGGTAATTGATCACTATGAAAACCCCAGGAACGTGGGCGCCTTTGACAAAGGCGATCCTGCAGTAGGCACGGGCATGGTAGGAGCACCGGCCTGCGGTGATGTGATGAAACTACAGATCAAGGTCAATGAAGATGGCATCATCGAAGACGCGAGGTTTAAAACTTACGGCTGTGGATCGGCTATTGCTTCGAGCAGTCTCGTTACCGAGTGGGTCAAGGGAAAAACTCTTGATCAGGCAGCAACTATCAAGAATACAGAGATCGCCCAAGAGCTTGCGCTTCCGCCTGTTAAAATCCATTGCTCGATACTGGCAGAAGACGCTATCAAAGCAGCCATAGAAGATTATCGAAACAAGCATGCTGGATAAACTCTGGCACCAGCATGTATGAACTCGCAGACATCCGCAGCATCCAACTAGAGCCCAGCAGTTTTTGCAACGCTCGGTGCCCGGGCTGTGTGCGCAACGAGCGCGGATTCAACATCAACACCGGATACACCGAACGCAACCTATCTCTGGCAGAAGTCAAAGCCATCCTGCCCGAGCAGTTTGTAGGGCAACTGCATTTTGTATTGTACAATGGCAATCTCGGTGACATGTTGATGAACCCCGAGATCGTTGAGATCACGGCCTGGCTACTAGAGGTCAACCCTGAGCTGCGAATCGAAGCCAATACCAATGGCGGTGCTGGTCGCGCGGAAATGTGGCGTGGACTGGGAGCGTTGGGTATCCAATGCAATTTTGCCCTGGACGGGCTTGAAGACACACACCATCTCTATCGTCAAAACACGTTGTGGTCCACGGTGATCCGCAATGCCAAGATCTTTATGGAGGCCGGTGGGCAGGCGGTATGGAAGATGATTGAGTTTGAACACAATCGCCATCAGATCGATGAATGCCGCGCCCTGGCCCAAGACTTGGGCTTCCATCAATTTCATGTGCTGGAAGCATCCACCAATCGCGGATCTTGTATAGCCTTTGACCAAAATGGTCAATTCAGTCACGGCATCGAAGGTTGGACACTGGCTGTAGATCATCGTGAGTACAGCAAGGACCGATTGAAAAAGTTTCCCGGCATGTGGAGTCGAGAGATACTTGACAACACCAAGCGACGTGTTGAATGTGCAGCCAAGAAAAAAGGTGACCTCTATATCAACAGTCTCGGCGAAGTCTATCCCTGCTGTTTCGTAGGGCACAATCCCAGAACCATCAAGGCCACGATATATCCTCCAGCCAAACAACTAAGACCATTGCTAGAGGGCGCTGAAAACAACGCACTGCAGCATCCATTAGAACATTGTATCCAATGGTTCAATCGTATCTCAGACACCTGGCAGCATGACACCATCGTGGAAGGTGGCCTCATTGTTTGCCATCGCAACTGCGGCAAAGACTATGCTTGGTGGGATATACACAAAAGGATCGAAACTTTATGATCGAACTCACAGAACTAGCAGCAACAAAAACCCAACAAAATCTCCAGCGCCGGGGCCGCGGATTGGGTATCAAAATCGGTGTGCGTACCACCGGTTGTTCGGGGCTGGCCTACATGCTGGAGTTCGTGGATGATGAACCTGATACCACAGAATATCAATGTTTTGACAGCCGCGGCGTGCGTATCTGGGTGGATCAACGTAGTCTTCCTTATGTGTCAGGACTGACCATGGACTGGGTTCGGCAAGGTCTCAACGAAGGCTTTGATTTTGTCAATCCCAACGAGCTGGATAGATGCGGTTGCGGCGAAAGTTTCCGTGTGCGATGACCCAAGACATAGAACGAAATATCCGACAGCGCATGCAATGGGCACAGGAGCATCCAGCACTGTGTGTGGCTCCCTACATCACCATGGATGTGAGACACAGCGAGCAAGCCACCAACGAAATCTTCCGCACCTGTTGCTGCAATCTCGATCCCGCTTTGTTCCGTCCCAGTCCCGGCGACGATCCCTTCCTTGACATTAAAATACAGCAGGAAGCCGGTGAGTGGCCCCGGGCCTGTCATGCTTGCCGTCGCGAAGAAACAAATGGCGGCCAGAGTGAACGACTACGTGCCTTTATAGAAATACCCGAGGATCGTCTCCGCCAGTTTTTGGATGACCGGCATGTGCAGGAATTCGAGTTCCGCATCAAATTCAGTAACTTCTGCAATCTCAGCTGTCGTAGCTGCAGCCCCTATGAAAGCAGTACCTATGCCAAGATCACCAACAATGTGGTTGCTGCGCATTTTGAGCAGGACATCAGCGAGCTAGATGATCACTGGCAGTTCATCACAGAATTCATTCGTGAGAAGGTAGAATCAGTGCCGCACTTTTTTGTGCATTTCATCGGTGGTGAAACCTTGATCCAGCCCGGCATGACTCGTCTCTTGACCTGGATGATCGGACAGGGTATCGCTGATCGGGTCAATCTGCGTCTGACCACAGCCATGACCGTGAACCCCAGTCAAAGACTTTTAGACATGATGAGCCAGTTCAGGACCGTGGACATTTTGCTCAGCATTGATTCTGTGGGTCCTAATTATCAGTACATCAGATGGCCCGCGAGGTTTGAAAAGGTCATAGGCAATCTAGAGACTCTCATCAACTACCGACGCGAATTGGTGATCGTCAATGGTCGCAAGGTCACACGGTCTCCGTGGAAGTGTGCAGTAACTCCGGTATTCAGCCTCAACAATATTTTCTACATCCAAGACTGGTTGGATTTTTGGCATGCCTGGTATCAGCGACAGGGCTTTGCTTTCCATAATTTTGCAGCCAATCTTGTGATGCAGACCGAACATCTAGATGTGCAAGCACTTCCTGTGCGCTATCGAGCACCGCTGCGTAGTTTGTTGCAACGCTGTCTTGAACATGAGATCTTTGCCAACTATCCCGATGCCATGACTGGCATCTACACTTTTATCATGACCACCATCGACGAGCTAGATCGATTCCCCGAAGATCGTCAGCTCTGGCTGCGATTCCTCAGACACACAGCCTACTTTGATCGAAAAACCAAACTAAACTTCGGTGACTTCAACGAGCGTTTGTTCAATCTGCTTGATGTTGAGGACCAAGAAATTTTCCAGGATCTCTACGAAACCGCGGCTCTGCAGCCTGCTTTGCCGCAGGCCATGACATTTGAAAGGCCTTATGTATAACCCCAAATTCAATTACCAACCTATTCCCCGAGAAACCGTGGGTGGCCGACGCTTGTATGCCACGCCGGATGGTAATCGTTTGCCCAGCGTGACAACCATCTTGGATGCCACCAAACCCGAAGAAAAGAAACGCGTTTTACAGGAATGGCGCAATCGTGTGGGACACGAACGCGCTCAGCAGATTACCACCGAAGCTGCCAATCGAGGTACCCGCATGCATACCTATCTCGAAGATTATGTGCGTCAAGGTGCGATACGCGATCGCGGTACCAATCCATTTTCCTGGGCCAGTCATGCCATGGCCGAAACTGTTATCACCCAAGGTCTGGTCAGGGTGGATGAATTCTGGGGCATAGAAGTTCCCTTGTATTTTCCGGGAATCTATGCCGGAACCACCGACGGTTGCGGAATCCATCAAGGCCAAGAATCTATCCTGGACTATAAACAAACCAATCGTCCCAAACGCCGTGAATGGATCGACGATTATTTCTTGCAATTGTGTGCCTATGCTGAAGCACACAATCAAGTCTACGGCACCAACATCTGCAAAGGTGTGATTCTAATGTGTGTCAAGCCCGAAGTCAATGATCAAATGACGATCATTAAACCCCCAGAATACCAAGAATTCGTGTTAGAAGGCTCGGAGTTTGAACATTATCGTGCGCAGTGGTGGCACCGTGTGGAACAATACTATCTGCTAAATAGTTAAAAGCAGAGGATTCAACGTGGCTATCTTACAAATTTCGCGTATCACACAACGCAAAGGACTTGCTCAAGATCTACCCCAACCACTGGCTGGTGCCGAACTAGGCTGGGCCATTGATGATCGACGACTTTACATTGGCAACGGAGAACTTGCTGATGGTGCTCCTGTGGTGGGCAACACAGAAATCCTCACTGAATTTTCACCTATACTGGACTATGCCAATCAGTACACCTACGAAGGTGCAGCAGCAGGATATACTGCACAGACTGGTGCCACATCGGGTAGTCCAGTAACACAGAGCCTACAGGCTCGACTCGACAGCATTGTCATCGTCACAGATTTTGGTGCCACCGGAGACGGAGTCACCGACGATACCGCTGCAATCAATCGTGCTCTGTTCCAGCTCTATTGCCGACAGAGTAACCCACAGATCAGGCGCGGGCTTTATTTTCCCGCTGGGAACTATCTGGTCACCGACACTTTGCTGGTTCCGCCCTATGCTCGACTTTACGGAGATGGAGCTGACAGCTCGATCATCAACTTCCAAGTAGATGCTTTTGCCAATGACGGGTCAGGTGGAGGCTTGATCTCATATCAGTTAGGCGTGTTGGTCAAAAATAGCAGCACTTATTATCGCAGCATCGCTGAGGTGCCCATCGGAATCAGCATCACAGATACCAACTATTGGGTGGCAGAAACACTGCCTGCCTATATCATTCAAACCTGTGACAGCTTGCAACAAGTGGGTGCCAGTCTTGGCACCAATAGCGCCACGGCACCCAGAAACATTGAAATCACCGATATGGCCTTTCGGACCAATCAAATCATGGATGGTCTGCAAATAGGCTATGCTGAAAAGAGCTACTTCAACCGTCTCACTGTTACAGGCCCGCTGACCACATCTACCGTGAACGTGGACACCGATGACATAGCAGCCGTGCGTTGGGCCAGCTCGGCCACCTATACTTGTTCTCAGATCGTGTTTGATGAATGCGTGTTTTCGGGCTGGACCTATGGCACCAGCACAGATCAGGTCATCGAAGGTGCTACGATCAGCAATTCACGATTTGACACCTTGCACCAAGGCATTGTTTTAGACACCGAACCTACCGGTGTCAGGATCATCCAGAACATCTTCGACGACATCTATGCCGAAGGCATTGTCTTTGATGGTGCCAATCTAAATCTCACGGCTCACAACACTTTTTACAATGTGGGCAACAACATCAGTTCCACAGCTACCACGCCCATCATCGATTTTGACGCCAACAATAATGTCAGTGTAGGCGACATGTTTGAACGCACCACAGTGCAAGCCAACGAAGCACCCAACGCTCCGCGCATCAAACTCAATGGCAAAGGCGGTATCGCCTTGGGCATGGTACAGCAAGGCATCAATCACAACATCGACAGTGACTCAAGT